TATATATAGGTGTTGAAAGTGGTATGCATCATCTAGCAATATCAAGCGGCGCGACATGCATATGCTTTATTGCTGGATTAAATTGGGAAGGTGGAGTTTGGATGCCTAATTTTTTATATACAGATGACATGTGGATTCATGAACCCAAAAGATCTTACTATCTAGATTTTAATTCTTTTGATAAACTTAAAGATATTCTATAGTATTTACAAATAACCTTATGTCAATAGGAATTATATATTGTGCTTACAATAGTAAATCTTATGTTAATGATACTATTAATCCTTTTATAAATTTAAAAAACATATTTCATTTGAATATATCCGCAGTTTCTTTACCATTTTTAGAATATTTTGAAATAAATAAAAAGAACGATGGAACAACCGAACTATTAGTAGAATTATATAATAATAATAAAATAGATAACGTATTTACTGGACCCAACTATATACAAGAACATAAAGCGAGAGATTTATGTCTACAATATTTAAAGGTTATTAATTCTGATTTAATATGGTTGGTAGATGCAGATGAATTTTATACACAAAAAGATATAGAGAATATTCTTGCATATGTTAATTCTAATCCAGAATATTGTTGGTATAGTGTAAATTTTAAAAACTATATCTTTGATGGTAAACAATGGATTGACGGTTTTTGTCCACCAAGAATATTTAGAACAAAGTTTTATAATGAAGAGATAAATGAATTTTATTGGGATAATGATATTATATATAAAAATAAAAGCGGCAGCACGATATCTTATAAAAATCTTTCAAATGTAATTATACCAAAGAGTGTCGCTCATATTAAACATCTAACATGGTTACATACTAATGGTAAAGATAAATATGAATATCAAATGAAACATTTTGGTCATTGTGGATATAAATGGAATTACGAAACTTACAAACTTGAAATAAATAATGATTTTTACATAAAAAATAAAATAGATCTGCCAAAAATTATAAATGAATAAACTAAATTTAAATAAAGTATCTTGCGTTTTAATTGATGGCATTAACCCAGATCAATCTGCCAAAGTACTAAACCATTGTGTAGACCTGTGCAATTTTCATTCTGTTAAATTATTTTCCTTTGAGAGACCAAAGATTTCTTATAATTACGAATTTATACAAGTTAAGAAATTTAATTATCCAGAATATAATAGATTTTTAATAATGAATTTATCTTCATATATAGATTCTGAATATGTGCTAATTGTTCAAACAGATGGATATATAACCAATATAAATGCTTGGAGTAATGATTTTTTAAAATATGATTATATAGGAGCTCCTTGGATGAACGGAACTTTACCTAATACAAGAGTAGGAAATGGTGGGTTTTCATTAAGATCTAAAAAATTTATAGAAAGATGTTCTTGGCCAGATATTAATATTAATAGTAATCAAGAAGATATAGTAGTTTGTTCAACTAATAAGAATATTATAGAACAAAGCGGTTTAAAATATGCTCCATTAGAAATTGCCGCTAGATTTAGTTGGGGAGGAGATATACCAGAGATGCAAAGAACTTGGAAGGATTGCTTTGGCGCACATTGTAAAATACAAGAATTCTTAGATCTAATAAAATGAAAACTCTCAGAGAAATATATGAAAACTACAAAATGCCAGAAGGAGATGCAGACAAAGGAACAGCTCATTCATATCTAGAGATATATGAAACTCTTTTAAGCTCAAGAAAAGAGAACATAAACTTCTTGGAGATAGGGGTATCGAAAGGATATTCCTTGATGCTGTGGAAGGATTTTTTCGTTAATTCAAAGATTATTGGTTTAGATATAAATCTTTCGAGTCTTATATTCAAACCTGATGGATTTGAAGTTTACGAAACGGACGCGACAGATGAATCAAAATTAAATAACATTCTTAAAGATCAAACATTTGATTTTATAATAGACGATGGCTCTCATTTACTACAACATCAAGTGGCTTCATTTAATATTCTTTTTCCAAGATTAAAAAAGCAAGGAATTTATTTTATCGAAGATATAGTAAATATAGATGAAAGTAAATTTGTAATCTCAAATTTAAATCCAAATTTCCAAATTTATGATCTAAGAAATGTAAAAAGAAGATCTGATGATGTATTGGCCATTCTAATTAAATGAACAAAATTATAATTACAGGTGGAGCAGGTATGATAGGCAGCGTTCTATCAAGATACTTTTTAGAGAAGGGGTATAATGTAATTGGAATTGATAATCTATCTGGAGGTTTTATAGAGAATTCGCCGAGAGAAATGAAACTTTACATAAACGATATTTGTAATCCTCAAGAAATTAATAAAATTTTTGAAATAGAAAAACCAAATTTTGTTATACATTGTGCAGCTTATGCGGCAGAGATATTAAGTCCTTTCATAAGAAATTATAATTATCAAAATAATTTAATTGGCTCAATAAATATTATAAATGCATGTATTAATTATAACATTGAAAAATTAATTAATTTCTCCAGCTTTGCGACTTATGGAGAAGGCAGTCCTCCATTTAAAGAGTCAGATGTCAGAAACCCAAAAGACCCATATGGTATAGCTAAGTTAGCGGTCGAAATGGATCTAAAGGAAGCTTATGAACATTTTGGTTTAAAATATTCAACAATACTTCCACATAATGTAGTTTCTAAATATCAAAATTATTGGGATAAGTATAGGAATGCAATAGCGATTTGGATTAGACAATGTTCTGAAGGTGAAGATATAACAATTTATGGAGATGGCTTACAAACTAGAGCTTTTTCAGATTGTAGATTTTTATGCAATCCAATTGAAAAATTATTATATAATTTTGAGAATGAATTCTATAATATAGGGTCCGATCATCCAATTACAATCAAAAATGCTGCAAATTTAGTATTAAAAATTGGTAAACAATTTGATTTTAATAAATCTAAAATAATTTTTTTAGAGAAAAGAAAAGAAGTTGTGCATGCCTTCTGTGATCATGAGAAAGCACAAAAGGATTTAAACTTTAAGGACGAAACAGACCTAGAGAATCTCATAAGAGATATGTTTGATTATTATCTAAAAATAGATAAAAAAGAAATTAAATATATGAATTATGAAATCAATAAAAATATGTATTCATTTTGGAAATAGTATTGACAAATAATAATATATATAATAATATATAAATATATATGAGTAATTTTAAATGGCCACTAAATAACTCTAGTTTTACTTATATAGATAGAATTAAACTGGCAGCATTTATCTTAAACAAAAGCAATTTCTGGACACAAAGCAAGTATGTAAAAGAGATTGAAAGAATATTCGCTGATTATGTAGGAGTCAAATATTCAGTCTTTGTTTCAAGCGGATCTACTGCTAATACTCTTTTAGCTATGCATTTAAAAGATAAAGTATATACTTCAGCAAAAAAACAAATTATTTTTCCTTCTACTACATGGAGCACCTCAATATCTCCATTTATAAGAGAAGGCTTTGAGCCCATATTTTTAGATATCTCTTTGGAAGATTTTTGCTTAGACTTAAATTTAACTGAAGATTATTTGAAAAATAATAGCGATAAAGTTGCTGCGATAGTTTGCGTATCTTTAATAGGACAAGTACCCGATATAAAAAGATTAATAGAATTACAAGAAAAATATAAAGTTAAAATTTTATTAGATAATTGCGAAAATACTCTTGGTTTGTATAATAATAAAAATATATCTTCATATTTTACTAGTACAACTAGCACATATTTTGGGCATGAATTGCAAAGTGTAGAGGGTGGATTTATCTTTACAAATAATATGAATGAGTATGAATATTTCCTAATGAATAGAAATCATGGAATGACTAGAAGTTTAGATGTTTATGGAATTAATTCGAAAAATTATAAGAACCCAAATGTTGACGGATTATTTGATTTTTATTCTCTAGGTAATAATTTTAGGAATACAGACATTAATGCATTTATAGGTCTTTTAGATTTTTCAAGAATAAATTCTTATGTTTCAAAAAGAATACAAATCTTTAATAAGATAAAGAGTTTCGTTGAAGACTATGATTTTATTTTTCCTGTTTCTTTTAGTCATCGGACAGCTGTTCCTTTCTGCTTCCCTTTCATATCTCAAAATAAACAACTAGTAGATAGAATCTTAAATTTCTGTAGATCCAACAAGATAGAAACAAGACCAATTATATCTGGTAATCTACTTTTACAAACATGTTATAAACATTATGGAAATTATCAAGATTTTAAAAATAGTCAATTCTTGCATACTAATGGTTTCTATATTGGAATTTACCCAACTCTATCCGATAAACAAATAAACATACTTAAAAAATTCAATGATTAATCTAAAAGTTGATGAAGCATATGCCTTTGATTATCTAAGCATATTAGAGATAAAAAAAGACCTTAATGATCTATGTCAAAAAAATTGGGAGAACTGCTTTTATCACATGGAAGAACAAATTGGTAAAGATAAAATGAATGAAATTATAAATTCTTTAGAATATCAATTAATGATAAGCACAAATAAATTAACCTTTGATGCGGTAGAGAAGGCTAGATATGGAGATATATCGGCGAAAGAAGTAGATGACGCAAACATGCTAAGACATAAAAGAAAGTTAGAATTACAATCTAAATTTTTTATTAATAACTTAATGGAATATAAAACATGAAAAAAGTAATAATAACTGGCGTAACTGGACAAGATGGTTCTTATATGGCAGATTATCTATTAAATAATACGAACTATATGATTTATGGTATTAGGAGGAGATCCTCAAATCCTAATCTAGAAAACATAAAACATAATTTAGAGAATCCAAGGTTTAAAATGGTTATTGGAGATCTCTCTGATAGTAACTCTTTGGACGAATTGGTTAGTCAAATTCAGCCAGATTATTTTATTAATTTTGCCGCGCAATCTTTCGTAGGAAGTAGTTGGCAAATACCATTACAGACATTTGATGCCACAGCTCTTGGAGTTTTAAGATGTTTAGAAGCAATCAGGAAATATGCGCCAAATTGTAGATTTTATTCCGCTGGTTCAAGCGAAGAGATGGGAGACGTTCTTTATAGCCCACAAGATTTAAAGCATCCTATACGTCCAAGAAGTCCATATGGAGCAGCCAAAGCTGCAGCAAGACATATTACAAAAGTATATCGAGAATCTTATAATCTATTCGCAATTCATTCTATATTATATAATCATGAAAGCGAAAGAAGAGGGGAAGAATTTGTTACAAGAAAAATTACTCAAAATGTAGCAAGAATAAATAGAAGTATTGAAAGTAAATCGCCTTTTGAACCTCTCGAACTAGGAAATCTTGATTCAAAAAGAGATTGGAGTCATGCCGAAGACTTTATAAGAGGTATTTGGTTAATGCTTAATCAAGAAAAACCAAAGGAATATATTTTATCTTCAAATGAAACTCATTCTGTAAGAGAGTTTGTAGAAAAATCTTTTCAATTCGTTGGTATTAATGAATTCTATTGGATAGGAGAAAAAGAGAATGAATCTTTAGTATTACCAGATTATTTGGTGCTAGATGGTAATGTGCAATCTAAAGTTTTAGTAAAAATAAATCCAAAATTCTATAGACCAGCCGAAGTTGATTTATTACTAGGAGATTCTACTAAAGCCAGAAGTGAATTGGGTTGGAAACCAGAAAATTCTTTTGATGATTTAATTAAAAGAATGGTAGAAAATGATATTAAAAAGATTAAGATTTGAGATTAAATTCTGGTTTGAGAATTTATTTAAATATAAACACGGATATGCGAAAAATTGCACAGGTAAAAAATCTAAGAAATGTCCAGTATGCAATACTCCTTGGCCAATAATTAAAAAAACTCCTACAAGAAAATATTTAGAATCTATAGATTATTATAATAATTATAGAACTATATATTTTCCATCAAATGAAAACGATGGACTCAGTCACGTTGGAGGAATTTATAAAGGAGGATATTTAGAGTTTCCAAAAGGTATGAATGACCAAGAACTAATTGAGATTACAAAAAAATTAAAACCAGAGTATGATATCTTAACTAAAGGAACAGGAGAGAAAGAATTAAAGAAAAGAGGCGCATTAGAAGGTCATAATGAAGAAGATATCAACAAATCATAAATTATGTCAAATGATTGTAAAGAAATTTGTCAAAGGAAATATTAATTGGGCAAGAGAAATAAAAATAGCTCAAAAATTAATAAAAAGATTTAATAGTTTTAATTTTTGGGATAATCTAAAACAATTAGGAAGTCCTCCTCCTTCTTTAGCTTGGTTTCTTAAACCAGAAGGAAAAGCTTTTTTATTAAGAGAATATGAAACATTTAATTTAAAATTAAATAAAAATTTAATATCATTAGAAAGAGATAAGGTGGGTGTTGATAAAAAAATATTTAAAAAATCTAAAACTCTAATTGATTTTTTAAAAAATAAAAATGAAGCATAATATATCCCTTGGAGCAATCTTTAAAAACGAGGAGCCATACTTAAAAGAGTGGATTGACCATTATGTTTTTAGAGGAGTCGAACACTTCTATTTAATTAATGATGGAAGCACTGATAATTTCATAAAAATATTAAATGAATATATTGATAAAAAAATTGTAACAATATTTAACGTAGAGGCCAATCTAACATTTTTAAATAGACAATACGTAATCTATAATAAATTTTTTAATTTAATTAAAGATCAGACGAAATGGATGATCGTATGTGATGTAGACGAATATATATGGAGCCCCTTGTCTACAAATTTTAATGATTTAGTTTCTATAATGGATAAAGATAATGTGTCTATATATTATACTGCATCAATATTATTTGGAAGTAACGGACATTTAAAACAACCTAAAAGTATTGTTGGGTCTTTTACAAAGAGACAAAATATAGATCTAAAAGCAATCAAATTTATAAAAGAATATCTTCAAACTAAATATATTTGCTTAACTTCTGAAGTAGATCAATTTGGAATACATGTCTGTAATATGAAGAAAAGTAGTACGAAAAATGAAGTGTATCGAAATCCTTTGCTTCTAAATACTTCTATTTTTAGATTAAATCATTATAGATTACAGTCTAAAGAAAAATGGCAGAAAAATCTATCTAAAACAGACGTAAATTGCTTTTGTCCACCTAATGCTTGCTGGTTTTCTCCATCTTTAGATTATGATATTAAAAATATTAAATATTTAACTGATAATTACAGAACAATCAAATTATTTGAAGATGCGGATAAAGAACAAAATTTAATAGAAGATAAAGAATTATTTTTACAAAATAGTCTTGCTAAAAAATTAAATAGCTAATAAAATATATTTATGCCTAAAAAATCTAAAGAAGAAATAATTGAATCGTCTGGACCATCCGCATCAGATCGTTTGCTATCCTTTCTTAAAGATAATAAAGAAGATCATTATAATTTTGAGGATGAAATTTACTATAAAGTTTCTACTGGTAGCCTAAATTTAGATATAGCCACTAGCGGAGGTTTATCTCCGGGCCTGCATAGATTCATTGGTATGAATGAAGGAGGAAAAACTTCAGAAGCATTAGAAGTCGCTAAGAATTTTCTCAAAACAGTAAAAGATTCGAGAGCGTTGCTTTTTAAAGCGGAGGGAAGACTAAGCAAAGAAATAAAAGAAAGATCAGGAATAAAATTTGTAACAGATCCCAAAGAATGGATTGATGGAACTTGTTTTGTTTTTGAATGTAATGTATTTGAAACGGTTTCTGAATTAATGAAAGATTTAATACAATCAAATGACGAAAATAAAAAATATATTTTTATTCTTGATTCAGTAGACGGTTTAATTACTAAAGGAGACAAAGAAAAGACGTTAAGCGAAGCGACAAAGGTAGCGGGTGGAGCAGTAATCTCATCTATGTTAATGAAAAAGATTTCTCTTGCGCTATCCAAACGAGGACATATGGCTATTTTTATTAGTCAAGTTCGCTCAGATATTAAACTTGATCCATACGCAGCAAATAAAGAAGTAAGACAAACTTCGGCTACGGGTGGTAACGCCTTGTTGCACTTTGCGAACTGGATTCTTGAATTTGAGCCACGTTATAACAAAGATCTTATTCTTGAAAAACCAAATGAAAAATATGATTCAGTCAAAAATAAAATTATTGGACATAATGTAAAAATCGGTATTAAAAAATCTACAAATGAAACAACAAATTCAAAAGTTCAATATCCTATAAAATACGGAAGAAAAGAAGGATCTTCTGTCTGGAAAGAATACGAAGTAATTGATCAGATATTGGCTTGGGAATTTGCAACTGCTAAAGGTGCTTGGGTAACTTTCTCTGATGAAATTGTAGATGAACTTAAAAAATCTAATATTGAATTAAAAAAGCAACATCAAGGCATTGATAATCTAAGATCATATTTAGAAGAAAATAAAAACATAACTGATTATTTTTACAATAAATTTATTAGTGCATTAATACCATGAGGCTATTAAATATTAACGGGGAACTCGTTAATAAGAATGTAAGAAAAAATTTAATAAATTGGCAAGGCAAAAGCCGTAGTAAATTACAATTTAAATTTAAACAATTCTTTTATCCTTATTGGAAAAATCATATCGTATATGAAGAGTTTCCCGTTTATGGGAGCATGCTTAAAGTAGATTTTTTAAATGCAACAAAACGAATAGCAGTTGAGATTCAAGGTGATCAACACGAATCATTTAATAAATTTTTCCATAATGATTCTAGATTAAAATATTTAAATAGCATAAAAAGAGACGTAAAGAAAGAAAAATGGTTAGAGATTAATGAGTTTAAATTTTTAGAGCTATATGAAAATGATTTAGGAAACCTCTCGCCACAATATATAGAAGAAAGATTTAATATTTTTATTATTTAAGTGTAAAAGTTTATAGTGATAAATAAGAAAAAATTTAATTTTCCAGAATCTCTTTTAAAGCAAATAGACGAATGCAGCTTTGGTGGATATATAATGTTTAATTTTTCAAATAAAGGCGAACCCCAAGTGTTCACTAAATTTGATAATCAAATAAATGCTATGGCACTTTTATATTATGTAAATACATGGAGTCAAAGCATTGATCAATTAAATTTAGAAGCAACCACAGATTTAATCTCAAGAAAAAACCAAGACGACGATTTTGATGAATCAGAAAACAAAGATTAAAACTTGACTTTTAATTTTTACTTTGGTATCATATAATACTGAATGATATACTCTTTACAGGTAGAAAGACACGTATTAAGCGGGCTTTTAAAGCATCAAGATTTATTTGCGGATATTGATGTTTTTTTAACAGAAAATGATTTTTATAATGATGTTCATGCATCTATATATACTGTATTTAAGAATATTAAACATAGGGGTGAAAATGTAGATAAAGTTCTGCTGGCCGAAAGGATCAAGAATTTAGGAATCACATTTAAAGATGAAATTAACATATTTGATTATGTAGATAACTTAAGTTTTTCTCAAATCACCGAAGAAGCCACATTAAATGCTTGTAAAGAATTAATTAAATTAAGAATTCGCAGAGAAATATCTCAAACAGCAGATAAATTAAAAGAATATATAAATAAAAATTCTGATGATTCAGTAGATCAAATCATTGGTAAAATAGATCAAATATATAATAAAAAAATTTCTGTTTACTCCGAAAATGATATGCCAGTTAATATTTTCGCTGAGGTTGAAGACCTTGTCGAAGAAATTGGTAATACGCCAAAAGATGATACTGGATTAATCACACCATATTCTGAATTTAATAGAATGTATGGCGGTTTAAAAAATGGTAATATATATGCGATAGCTAGTAGACCGGGACAAGGAAAATCAACTTGGCTAAATGATATCTGTTTTAAAACTTCAATTAATCCAAAGAATAAGACAAAAACATTAATTCTTGATACAGAAATGCAAACGGTAGATATTCAATTAAGAATGGTCGCTTCATTGACTGATGTGCCAGTTTGGTATCTTGAAACGGGTAACTGGAGAAAAAATGAAGAAATGACAAAAAAAGTAAGAGCAGCTTGGGCAAAAGTTAAAACATATGAATATTTTCACTATCATGTTGGGAATAAAAATATTGATCAAGTATGTTCAATTATTCGTAGATGGTATCTTTCTAAGGTTGGCCGTGGAAACCAAGCAATGATTGCTTATGATTATATTAAATTAACTGGAGAGAAAGTAAGTCAAAACTGGGCAGAACATCAGGCGATTGGAGAAAAAATTGATAAACTAAAAAGAATTTCAGAAGAAATTCATTGTCCAATTATAACAGCGATGCAATTAAATAGAACTGGAGAAAATTTTAATAGAAATTCAAATAATGTCGTTGACGATAGCTCTGTCATTTCTCTTTCAGATAGACTTCAATGGTTCGCCTCGTTTGTAGCAATTTTTAGAAGAAAAACTTTAGACGAAATAACTCTTGATGGTCAAGCTTTTGGTACTCATAAATTAATACCTACAAAAACAAGATTTCAAGGCCGTGATGCGGCTGGGCATCAAGATTTAGTGAGAAGACTAGATTGCACGGGCAAAGAAGTATGGGCTCAAAATTATTTAAATTATCAAGTAACCAATTTTAATATTGAAGAAAGAGGATCTTTAAGAGATGTAGCAGAAAGACAAAGAGAACAATATCAACTAAATGATACAAATTCAAATGATGGAGAATTATTATGAATGTACAACTAGTGTCAATTACAAAACCAGAAAATAAAGAACTTAAAAATTCTGAAGATTTAGTAGCTTATTGTGCTAGAGTGAGCAATCCATCAAATCAAATGAATATTGAAACTGCACCAAAACTTTTGAAATTTTTAATTAAACATAAACATTGGAGTCCATTTGAACTAGTTGATATGTGTTTAGAAATTAAAACTAGTCGGGCTGTTGCGGCTCAAATTTTAAGACATAGATCTTTCTCATTTCAAGAATTTAGCCAAAGATATAGCGTTGCAAATGAATATGAAGACATAGAGTTAAGACTTCAAGGAGATAAAAATAGACAAGTTGGCGAAAAACTTTTACCAATAGACACAAATGCATATGATAGCGTCAGTAAACTTTTGGTTGAATCCTTATCTCTATCTCAACATTGTTATGAAACTATGATAGAAAATGGGGTCGCAAAAGAAGTCGCAAGGATGATATTACCATTAACTACGCAAACTACTATGTATATGAAAGGCTCATTAAGAAGTTGGATTCATTATATAGAATTAAGAACTGAACAAAATACACAAAAAGAGCATAGAGAAATCGCAGAAAAATGCAAAAAGATTTTCGTCAAAGAATTCCCTACTATAAGTGAGGCATTAGAATGGAAGAAGTAAACGTATATCAAATCCTGACAGATTTAGGATATAAATTAAAAGACTGTGGTAAAGAATATAGGGCTAGACCTCTTTACAGAGACAGCGATAATGATACTGTTTTAAAAATTTATAAAGATACGGGGCATTGGTTTGATTTTAAAGAAAATATTAGCGGTGATTTTAGCTCTTTAGTAGGTATGACTCTAAAATTAGAAGATCCAGATAAAGCAAAAGAATGGTTAAAAGATAAAAACTTTACGCTAAATATTATCAAGGAAACAAAAAAACCTCTATTAAAATCAACAAAAAAATTTGATCAAAGTTTACTTGCTAATTTAGAGAATAATCAATGTTATTGGAATAATAGAGGAATTAAAAACGAAACGCTTACTGAATTTAAGGGCGGCGTAGGCAGAGCAGGAAAAATGAAAAACAGATATGTTTTCCCCATATTTGATATAAATAAGAATATTATTGGATTTTCTGGTCGAGATGTAACAAATCTATCAAAGATTAAATGGAAACATCTTGGGGAAAAAAGCGATTTCCTTTATCCATTATTTTTGAATGCCGACATTATTGAGGATCAAAGAGAAATTATTTTAGTTGAAAGTGTTGGCGATATGTTAAATTTATGGCAATCTGGAATTAAAAATGTTTTGGTTACATTTGGTACAAGTTTAAGTTTAGCCATTTTAAACTATTGTTTAAAAATTGATATAAAAAAAATCTATATTAGTTTAAACAATGACTCAGATAAGAATAATGCAGGTAATGTTGGGGCAGAGAAAACTTATTCAAGGCTAAAAAGATATTTTGATGAAAGACAATTACAAATAGCACTACCCACTAAAAAAGATTTTGGCGAAATGAATAAAGAAGAAATTTTACAATGGAAAAACAATCTCTAAAAGTTTTATCTGCCTCCAGAATTAAAACCCTCGAAACTTGCTCTTGGGTTTACTGGAATAATTATCATACTAAAGTTCCCCAGAGTCAAAATGATGGAGCCTTAAGAGGTACAATTTGCCATACGATATTTGAATTACTTTTAAATTCAAAACATAAAAATCATTTTGATAAAATTATAAAAAAGAATTCAATAAAAGGCAGCAAAGCGATTACAAGATTAGTGAAAAAATTAAAAGCCAAAGTTGGTTTAGATCAATCAAATTTTGAAATTTTAGATCAAATGATAATGGTAGGCTTAAAACATGACTTCTTTGGTGAAAAAGATGGAAAAATTATATCACCAGAATATGCATTTGAAATCAAAAATGATAGTCCAAAATATCATATTAAGGGTTTTATTGACAAACCCATTAAATCAAAGAATAAAATAGTTATAATTGACTATAAAAGCTCTAAAGCTAAATTCAAGGGTGATGACTTAGAAGCTAATATTCAAGCTATGATGTATAGTCTAGCTAGTAAAAAATTATGGCCTAAATTAAAACCAATAGTAAGATTTTTATTCCTTAGATTCCCCAAACAACCAATACAAGAGCTTGAGTTTACAGAAGATCAAATAAAAGGATTTGAGCATTATTTAGAGCATATTAATGACTATATTAATAATTTTGATGAAAATTCGGCTAAAGTTAATTTTGCTATAGATAACGATAAAAGTAAATGGATGTGTGGCGTTGGAAATTGGAGATGTCCTTATAGAGATCCTTATGAATATTATGTAAAATTAAATAATAAGGATGAAATTATTGAAACTAGTCTAGAAGATAATTTTAAAGACTTAAAAGATTTTCGTGTTGAAAAAAGAAAATACAATGGATGCCCGAAGTTTAATCTACAAAAAACAAATGACGAATTTTTAGATAAATCAAAAGATGAATTTTTAGATTGATTCTTATTAATATTTGAGCTATACTCAATGAAATGATACCTTTATTTAAATCTCATTATTCTTTGGGAAGATCGGTCCTTACCTTAGAAGATAAGGAAGAAGCTGACGATTATCCAGATTCCATAATTCAAATCGCTAAACAAAATAAATTAAAAGAAATATTTTTAGTAGAAGATAATATGTCATCATTTCTTGAAGCTTACACAAATACAAGAAAGAATGATATTAAGTTAAATTATGGATTAAGAATATCTATTACAGAATCAATAAATGATAAGACCGAAGAATCAAAACAAAAAACTTCGAAAATAATTATATTCTTTCGTAATAAAAAAGGATATGAAACTTTAACTAAATTGTTTAGTATTGCTGCAAAAAATGGATTTTACTATGAACCAAGGTTAGATTATGAAACATTAAATAAAAATTCATCTGAAGATCTATTGGTTGCAATACCATTTTATGATTCTTTTATATTTAATAATACATTAAGAAATTATATATGTATTCCTCAATTTAAATTAAAGCCAGTAGCATTTGCAGAAGAGAATGATCTACCATTTGATAAAATTATAGAAGAAAAAATTAAAAAATATATTAAAGAAAATGATATAGATATATTTAAAACAAAAAGTATCTATTACAATAAAAGAAAGGATTTCAAATCATATCTTACATTCAGATGCATAAATAATAGAAGCATTTTAAATAAACCAGAGATAGAACATATGTCAAGTAATGAATTTTGTTTTGAAAGTTTTTTGGAGCAAAAAAATCATGGATGATCATCTTCTTAGATATAATAAAACAAAGAACCTAGTATTTATAGATTGTGAGACATTTAATCTATGTTTAAATTTTTGTCATAATCTTCCTTGGCAAATTGCGATGATTAAAGTCCAAGGAGATAAAAAAATTGACCAGAAAAATTTTTACCTTAAATGGCAAACAGACTTAAAAATAAGTCAAGACGCGGCAAGAATAACTAGATATGATCATAAAAAAGTAGAAAAAGAAGGCCACGACCCAAAGGAAATATTCCCTACAATAAAAGATTGGCTAGATCACGCGGATTATATCATAGGACATAATACAATTGGTTTTGATATTTATTTAATAAAAGAATATTATAAATTTATGGGATGTAATTGGCAACACCTAATAAGTAAACTTATAGATACGAATGCTATTGCAAGAGGTATTAAATACGGAATACCATATAATCCAAAAGAAAGTTTAATTGAATATCAATATAAAATTTATCACACCAAAAAGAAAAATATCAAAAGCTCTCTTACAGCTTTTGGTAAAGAAGAAGGTATAGAACATGATTATGATAAATTGCACGACGCAATTAATGATCTTGACCTTAATTTAAAAGTATGGAATAAATTAAAATGGAGACTAGAAGTATGAACGAAAAAATTAATATAGAAGAATCTGATATGGAAAATGTTATATGGTTTTGTGGCATAAAGAGATAATTATATGGCTTCACTAGATGATATATATGATATGATTCAAAAATTAGATGATTCTAATATTGAATATCTTCTGATTACTATTCAAAAAGGCAAGAAGAATGGCAAAGCAGACGTTTTTTATTCTTTAAAAGATAAAAATTCAATGAAAATATTAACTCAAGGATTAAAAGAGTTTACAAAAGAAATAGATAGGATAGACGATGAAGGCAAATTTGATTAATTATTCAGAAGATAGGTCTTTTTTTTCTAAGTTTGAAAATGTAGATTTAGGTCTGCATGGCGTTAGGCTTCCAGAATTTAGCATAGAATCTTCTACAAAAAGACATCTTAATTTAAGTGAGGATGTTTCAAATTATGATTTCTTAAGAGGATTAGCTTTAAATGGCTTTAAAGAACTAAACATAAATAAAAATTTACCAGAATATAAAAAATATGTAGATCGCGCCAAATATGAATTAGAAACTCTTAAAGAATTAGGATTTATTGATTATGTTTTATTAGTATGGGATGTTATTAACTTTTGTAAGACTAATAATATACCCGTAGGACTAGGTAGAGGATCAGCGGCAGGGTCTTTAATTCTTTACCTTATAGGTGTTACTAGAATTGATCCAGTTAAATATAATCTTTATTTTGAAAGATTTATATCTAAGATTCGAGCTAAAAAGCAGGTTATAGATGGAGTAACATATCTTGATGGCAGTTTAATGTGTGACGTTGATTTGGATATTTGTTATTATAATCGTCATAAAGTATTAGAATATCTTGAAAATAAGTTTAAAGGTAAAACCAGCAAAATATTAACATTAAATAGTCTTAGTGGTAAATTATTAATTAAGGAGTGTGGTAAAATTGTAGCAGAAAAGAGCGAAGAAGAGATGACAAATATTTCATCTTTAATTCCTAAAATATTTGGTCAAGTCAAAGATATTACTACGGCTTATGAAGAAATAGAAAAGTTTAAAGAATGGTGCGATGAAAATAAAGAGGTTTATCAAATAGCCTTAAGACTAAGAGATTTAATTAAAAATAAAGGCGTTCATCCTTCTGGAGTTTTATTATCACATGATGATTTAGAAAAAAGTTGCGCTACAGAACTCTCATCAGATAAAGAGCCCGTTTCAAGTTTTGACATGAATTGGGTAAGTTTATTTAATATTAAACTTGATATCTTAGGACTAAGAAGCGTTTCTGTTGTTCATGATGTATGTAAAAATATTGATATTAAAATAGAAGATATTAATTTAAATGACGATTCTATATATAGAAATCTTCAAGATCTAAGATCTCCTCATGGTTTATTTCAGATTGAAGCGGATACAAATTTTAAAGTATGTCAAAAAGTAAAACCTAAAAACTTAGAAGAATTAAGTGGAGTTTTAGCCCTCGCAAGACCGGGAGCTTTACAATTTGTAGACAAATATGCAAAATATACTAATACAGGAGAGTATGAAAGCATACATCCTTTCTTTGATGATATTTTAAAACAAACTGGTGGCGTCGCCCTTTATCAAGAGCAATTGATGCAGATGGTAAACAAGATTGGTTTCACTTTAGATGAGGCAGAAATCTTAAGAAGAATCGTGGGCAAGAAAAAAACTGAGGAAATCAAAGCGTGGCAGAAAAAAATTGAAACAAAAGTAAAACAAAATAAATTACCCAAAGAAGTAAGCGACATATTATGGAAAATCTTAGAAGATTCCGCAAATTACTCTTTTAATAAATCTCATTCTCTCGCTTATGCTGCATTAGCCGCAGTTACAATTTATCTTAAATTTAATCATCCACAACAATTCTTTTTATCTTTATTAAAGATGAGTAGAAATGAGCCTGACCCAATTGGGGAAATTTCCAAAATTCAAAAAGAAATGCATGAATTTAATATCAAGTTATTGCCTCCTCATATTATTAAATCTACTATGGATTTTTCTACAGAAGATCAACACATTAGATTTGGGCTGCTTTCAATTAAAGGAATTTCAGATAAATCTATTGAAAAATTAAATAGTTTTCGAAATAAATATTCTAATAAATTTGAAATATTCCAAGCTGCAGAAGAAGCAGATTTAAATATTGGAGTTTTGTCGGCTTTAATTCAAGCCGGAGCCTTAAGTGGATTTAATCAATCTAGAAGTAAAATCGTATTAGAGGCGCAGCTTTGGAATATATTAACTTCTAAAGAAAAAAGATATGCAATATCTTTTGCTGAAAAGTTTGATTACGATTTAATTAAAATTATTAAACATCTTAATAAATTTACTGATGAAAAGAATTACGCAGTTATTAAAGACAACAGATTAAAAACAATTAAAAATAAATATGATCCTTATTTAAAAATATATAATCAAAATAGTAAAAGCGAAAGTTTTGCAAATTGGTATTATGAAAATAAACTTCTTGGATATACATATGATAAAACTCTCAGAGATATATTTTCCGAAAAAAGAGAAAATTTAATTTCCTTATCAGATATACAAAATATTCAAATTAATACAAAAATAACTTTTGTTGGTCAAGTTAACGAAATATTTTCTGGAATATCTAAAAGCCAAAAAAAGACGAGATATGTAAGATTAAAGATTTCAGATGAAACGGGATATATAAATGTATTAATATTTAATGACAATATAGAAAATAATAAATTATTAAATAATAAAAATTTCGAAGAAGGCAACGTTGTTATTGTTAAAGGGTTAAGGAAAGACGATTGTATATTTGGAGATTTGGTTGCAATTCAAGATCATGAAATATATATGAAATTAAATGATCTTAAGAAAATAATTGACAAAGATAATAATATATAATATCATATTTGTATGATATCATTTTATAAACCTAATAGTAAAAATACAGGAACTGCCTGTAGTTTTAGCGTAAATTCAAAAGAAGGCTCTGTATGGAGTTCGTTGATTAAACAAAGCTCTTGGAACGAAAACACAAAGACTGGATCGTTTTCTGATAATAGAGATAATCCTCAAAAGAGCGCAAGAGTTAAATTCTCTTTAACCGAAGCTGCTGGTCTACTAGAAGCGCTAGACAAAAATGTAGAATTTTCAGCATACCATTCATCAGACAAACAAGTAACGAAAATTAAATTCTCCCCTTATATCAAAGACGATAAGCAGGTTGGTTTTTCTTATAGCGTAAATAAAGAGACCAAAGATAATATAGAAAATAAACAATCATTTTTACTTGGATTTTACTTTAATGAGGCACGTCTATTAAGAGAGTTTCTTGTTCATGCGTTAAATTCTGTATTTAAAACTCAAGAAGTAGAAGCAATTAAAAAGATTAAAAATTCAAAACAAAATCAACCATCTAATAAATCAAACTTAGAAAAAGATGGTGAACTTTGGTAAATTGTGTCCCGCAAAAAGAAAATAGTATATCAATCTGATTTTGCGTTAGCAAAAACTGGATTTGGAAGAGCTACAAGAGCATTACTAACATATTTATATAATACTGGTAAATATGATATAGTTAATTATGCTTGTGGATTACAGTATTCTAATCCTGAACTAAAGAAGACCCCTTGGAAATCTGTGGGAGCATTGCCAGACAATCCTCAAGAAATAGAGCAATTAAATAAAGACCCAAATATAGCAAGACTTGCAAGTTATGGCGCACATTATTTAGATAGAATTATACAAGAAGAAAAACCAGATATTTATATAGCCGTACAAGATATTTGGGGTATAGATTTTGCAATAGGTAAAAAATGGTTTGAAAAAATTACCTCAGTTCTTTGGACAACCCTAGACTCTCTTCCAATATTGCCTACTGCAGTAGAAGCGGCAAAAAAAACAAAAAACTATTGGATTTGGAGTAATTTTGCTACAAAAGCACTTCACAATTTAGGCTATAATAATATAGAAACAACGCACGGACCAATTGAATCTAAAAATTTTTTTAGATTAAATGATATCGCCCGCAAAGAACTTAGATTGAAATATAATATTTTGCCAGATGCATTTATTATTGGATATGTTTTTAGAAATCAGTTAAGAAAAAGCGTTCCTAATCTTTTAGAAGGATATGCTTTATGGAAAAGATCAAATCCTCAAATAAAAAATACATTTCTTTTATTCCATACTCATTGGGGTGAAGGATGGAATATTCATAAACTCGCACAAGAATATAATATAGATTTACATGAAATTCTTACTACTTATGTTTGCAAAAGTTGTGGTGAGTATGAAATTAAACCATTTCATGGACAAGACGTAAATTGTAGATTCTGTGGCGCAGAAAAAAGTCAAACTACAACAAATGTTGGGATTGGCGTTACAGAGGAACAATTAAATGAAATTTATAATCTTATGGATGTTTATTGTCATCCTTTTACAAGCGGAGGACAAGAGATACCAATTCAAGAGGCTAAGCTTGCAGAATTAATAACGCTTGTAACAAATTACAGCTGTGGAGAAGAAATGTGTGAAGATGGGGCAGGATCTCTAGAACTAGAATGGTCAGAATATAGAGAACATGGAACAGAATTCATCAAAGCCTCTACAAAACCAAATTCAATTGCAAAACAAATTAATAAAGTTTATAATATGTCTCCTTCAAAAAGAAGAGAAATGGGACAGATCGCTAGGGATTGGACTATAGAAAACTATTCAATAGAAAAGATAGGAAAAAAAATAGAAGATTTTATAGATTTTGCGCCGTTTACTGATTACGATTTTTCTCAAAAAGAAGAGCAAAAAGATCCTTACATTCAAATTTCAAATATTGAAGATAATGGTAAATGGCTAATATCTTTATATCATAATATTCTTAAGATGACTCAAGTAGATGAAAATGATGATGGATACAAATATTGGATGCAAGAATTCTCTAAAGGGGCAAAAAGACAAGATATAGAAAATTATTTTCGTCAGGTAGCTCTTCAAGAAAATGAGAAAAATAAAAAAGTTGAATTTGAAGACTTTTTAGACAAAGATGATAAAGGAAAAAGAATATTATATGTTATGCCAGAATCAATAGGAGATATTTATATGTCTACTGCTCTTTTTGAAAATATTAAAAAACAATATCCAAGCCATAATTTATATGTTGCTATTAAACCTGAATATTTTGAGATTCTACAAGGAAATCCTTTTATACATAAATTATTACAATATGTGCCTCAGATGGATCAATTATTATGGTTAGAAGGAGTTGGAGGGCATGAAGGTTATTTTGATATAGCATTTTTACCTTTCGCAGGCACACAAAGATTTTTAGATTATATACACAATGGTAAAACTAAAATTCAATTTGATATAAAGGAGTTTCAAAATGCATCTTCTTGAAAGATATGCGACATCTTGTGGGGTTAAAATTGGTAAACCTCAAATTTATGATAATTTTTTTCCATTACCATTAGAGAAGTATATATGCTTTCAACCTTTTAGTAAATATTCATCTAAAAATTATGATTATTGGCAAGAAGTTTTAGATATCATTATTCCATATTTAAATAAATATAATATAAAAATCATACAAATTGGCGTAAAAGATGATAGACAACTTAATAATACAATATATTTAGCTGGTCAAACTAGTATTTCTCAAGCCGCATATATTATAAAAAATAGCTTGCTTCATTTTGGCGCAGATAGTTTTGGTGCCCATATTGCTTCTGGATATGATAAAAAAATAGTAGCAATATATAGTAATAATAATATAGAAAATGTTAAGCCTTATTGGTCAAAGAAAGAAGACATCATTTTAATTAAACCTCGAGATGGAACAATTAGGCCATCTTATTCAGCAGGAGAAAATCCAAAAAACATTAATAAAATTAAACCAGAAGATATTGCAAAGTCAATATTAGATCTCTTAAATATTAAATATACAAATATACCTAAAACAGTTTATATTGGTGAAGACTTTTTGAATAAAACCTTCGAAGTTATATTAGATCAATTGATAAATCCAGATTCTATACCTGTGCCAAATCCAATTATAAGAATGGATTATTTTTTTAATGAACAAGGATTAGAGATTTTTTTACAAAAAAAGAAATGTATAATATTTACTAATTCACAAATAAATATTGATTTATTAAAAAATTATAAAGCAAACATTGGACAAATTATCTATTTCATAGAACAAAATTGTGATATTAATTTTATTAAAAATTTAAAAAAGAATAATATATCATACGCACTTGTTTCTCATCTTTCAGAAAATGAGTTAAATAAATATAAAATTGATCTTATGGATTTAGGATTAATCCATCAAAAGAAATATAATGAAAAAATAAATATAAATAACACAGATAATTTGTATTATTCGTCTTCTAGGATAATAGTTTGCTCTGAAGGCCAATTTGGATCTAAATTTGAATGGAAAAATAAATCTGGTAAAAAAATAATAGATAATGAAGACTTCTGGAAAGAGTCTAGTAATTTTTATATTTTTTCAATTGACCAATAAATAAAAATATTGTATCATATTAAAATGAGCCCAAAACTAAAAGATAATAATGAAACAATTTCGATTGGTAGTTCTGAATTAGTTAATATTGATATTATGCCTGATACAGGTGGACCTAATATTAACACAAATACAAATATACAAATTCCGCCAAATATAATTTCAAGAAATGAGTATGGTCTTTTAGAAAATAATAATATTAGTTATATATATAATGAAGACGGTACAATTAATTGGCGCAAAATGGTTAAGACTGAATATCTTGTTCCTAATCGTCAAAAAACTCAAGAGACTGATGTATCAAAATTAGAGGATAAAGATCTTTTAATCCTACTTGGTGGTATTAAAGAGCTCGCGCAAATTCGTGGATATACAACCGTAGAATATAAAGTTGTTGCTGCTTCTGAGAATTATTTTGCTACAAGTTGTCGTATTACTTGGATTCCTAATTATGAAACTGGTGGTCGCGAAATTATATTTGAAGCTTTAGCAGATGCGAGTGGTAGCAACACTAAATCTTTTGCTAGATTCTTCTTAGCTGCTATAGCTGAAAATAGAGCTTTTGTTAGATGTGTGCGTAATTTTCTTAAAATTAATATTGTTTCTCAAGAAGAACTTGGAGATGCAAAGTTGTTAGATGAAGCGAATGTATCAAATGATAACCCAACTTCTCCTCACGCTGTTCTAGAAAAAGTAATGAAGGATAAGGGAATTACTTTTGATCAATTAAAAAAGAAATTAATTAAAGAAAAATTTGAAAATGCAGAGAATATATCTATAATACAAGATATAGGTAAAAGCAAAGTATTTGAATTAATTGAAAGGATAAAGAAAACATGAACCAAGAAACTCAAATTCCACAAACTGTAACAGTTAATTTAACCCCACAAGATATTAATTTATTATTCAAATATCTTGCTCGTGTTGATTTAAAAGGTGCAGAAACTCCAGAATTTAACAGGATTCTTTCTATTTTTGATAGTAGAAATTTTACTAAATCTCAAGATCTCGAAAAGAAGAGCTGATATATATCTGATGCAAGATCTTTATTATTCCTATTCTCCATAAGGATCACTAGCTAAGATTATCATCTTCTTCTTCTCTCCATTTATACATACGTCTATTTCTCTAAGATAAATATATTTATCATTAGCATCAGCGGTATCAATGTTAACTTGTCCGCCCCTGCCTTGCCAATAAGCGATGACATCTCCGTCTTGACATGTAACGCTCCAATTTGCGTTACCCGCACTTGCATTATAGACGGCTCGATTTGCTCCGACTAAACTTGATTCTGCTGCAATAGCAGAACTGAAATGATAAGTATAATTACTACCTTTACTTGTTTGAAATTTACTCTCTGATGCATCTGATTTCATTAATGCATATGAATCATATATATTTCCTTGCCATTGAACAACAGTTTGATTTGCATAACCAAACATTTGGTTTTGTCCATCATTAGCATAAAATTGCATGGCGGCTTGAGATGAAGAAATACCCATGTAAGTTTGATATTTTCCCATAGCATTGTATATTGTTAAATCTGCGGTAGTGCTACCAGCCGCACTTCTATGTTGAGTGCCGTTATAATATTCTATTACTTGATATCCATACGAATTATCTACTAGCATATAAGATTGTATAGTTCCATCATATCTTTTAGCATTAAAACCTGCTTGAGTTCCAGCGATATTATCACATTGAGAGATGGAACTATGATTTACATATATTTTTACTCCATCATCGCTATAATATGATTTTAAATCTATTCCATATTGATATTGGTATAATTCAAATTCAGGGCCGGGACCAGTATAAACATCAAATGATGATAGTCTGCATTTTTCGTTCTGTTGTCCACCAAAAGTTAAAGGTGCATAGCAAGGTGGTCCAATATCAACGGGCGTACACGGATATTTTGCCCAACATGGTGCTCTAAGATGTCTGATGTCTATTGCATCGCTAGCTACGATGGCTGTTTTGATGGGCGCACCAACATTATCTATGTACCAAAGATAATTAAAGCTTGCATATTTTTTTTCTGGACTAGAATTTTTAGGAATATCTACTGGAGCAATATATACTCTATTATCATCATCTGCCATCTGAAGATATGTTTGGCCCTGTGTGTTAATATCCCAATAATCAGTTCCTCCGTCTGCAACGCCGTAGGCTCTGGCTTCTCCTAATTTACTTTCTAAAAATGAATAACCTGCTCCTAGTCCTACTAAATAAACAAAACTTTCTTGCGATTTGCTTACAAGTGCTGCATAAACTCCGGGATCAAAAGAATTATATGTGGATGCTTCATTTTGATTTGTTAGAGCTTTTACAGTACAACCAGCATAATACAAAGTGTCTTCTGCATGATTAATATCAAATAGAAATTTTTTATAATAATTAGAATCTATGAATTGAGAGTAATGATTAATATTAGAATCTTTAACTTGAATTTGATGATATGTGCTGTATCCATTATTTAGTATTTCTAAAAATCCACGCGTAGGATTTGTGTTATCATACATTAATCTATAGAAATCATTTTGATTTAAACCTCCCCATGTTATAGATTTGCTAATATTTGCTTCAAGACCAACCCATTCTTGAGTATAATTATATTTTTTAACAAAACCTTCTATTGTTTGTTTATATAATTGAGATTTAAATATCTGAGCGCCTTCTTCACTTAAGTTTGTTGCTCCTTGAAAATCAATTTCTGTTTCTTGAAGGGCCTTAAAAATTTTAATATGACATGTTTCATCTCCTGCGCCTTGTAATCCTTTAAGGTTTAATCCGTCTTTATACATATAAACTTCAAATGCAGGGATGTCTCCAACATAACTATATAAATTAGGCTCGCCCGCATCTGTATCCATTAAACCTTCTATTCTAAAAAATCCTTTATCATCAAATGCTCTAAAATAAGTTCCTGCATATCCTATTCCATTTTGATATTCGTTCGGACCAAATCCGCACGGTGCATTATTAAAATATGCCCAATCAATTGTACACAAAGGAGTACCAAAATGAAGATTATCGCATTGCACTTCAGCCTCTCCAGCAGCAGAAGCTTGTTGAAGAGCTAAACACGGATCACTTGGCGGACTTGGCGGACTTGAAGATGGTGGCGACGGATTAGGGGGAGACGGAGGAGATGGATCAGAGCTTGGTGGCGCTGGATCTGGCGGAGTTATTGGATAGCTAAGTTCTGCCATAGTGTATTATATATTTATATTAATATATCCTCTATTATAAATATGGATTTCCATATGATATTGCGCAATTTGAGCCAACTTCAAATTCTGAAGTAGCAAGCACATATACATCTTTGCCATCTACTCCTTTTGCTGCTGTGCCTCCTGCGCAAACTTTTCTAAATTTAGCATTACATGGAGCAATTGGAGCAAGATCATCAATATCAAGATCTATATAAATATCTAAAGTATCTTCCCAAACTTGAAATCTGTTTTCTTTAGAACTAAATTTACAATTTGCAGTACCTGCTCCGGGACCAGTTACTCCAACAGGAGCATACCAGAAACTAGCTTCGTCTTTGATATAATGAGCAATGTAATCTCCGTCCATGCTATATAATTGTAGTTTCCCATCTTTTCTTCTGTCCCATAATAAATTATACCCATCTGTGTCCCTTGCCCAAATTGAAGCTTCGCCATCAGCCGCTGTTCTTGCGGGGACACTTAACCAAATCATATTACCATTCTCTGTCCACATATGAAATTTATTTTCATTTTCAAGATTCCACGCCATATTATGACTATAAAAATCATATGCCCAGATAAATTGTTTATCAGGTAAAGTTGCATCTGCCATTTCAACAGTAAAATAATTCATAGCATCATTCGGACCCATTCTAAAAAAGTTACTATCTGAAGTGCTATATCCTAATCTTAGGTGACCATAATTTGCTGGCGTATAAAAATCTGCATTTATGTATGGTGCCATCTCTGGTACAGTTTTATGAAGACCAATTAAAAATGCAGTGTCTGCTTGCTGTTCTCCTTCTTGAGGTTTTACTACATGAAAAGAGAATCCGGGTATACCATCATTTGGTGGCGTTGTGTCGTCTGCTTGATCGTTACTACTAGCAGAATTACTTTTAGTATGAGAATATGATCCATTACTTCCTGCGTTAACAACTGCGACGCCAAGTAGACCAAAATTAGGAGCATTGTTATCTTTATAATAGCAATATTCACTACCATCAGAAAGATTGCTTTTAATAAGAACATCACTATAATTATTTTTACAATCTATTGCAAAAATTCCCGGCTTGCTTCCCTTGTTATGAAAATACATTTGATCAAAAAAATTTCCACCTTCTTGATACCAGCCAACATAAAATTTATTTTTTGGAGTAGGTGGACCAGCTTGACCACCTGCAACTGGTTTGTCTCCCCATGCATTCCAATAAGCAAGATATTGATTATTTGTTGGCGATTCTGCTGTTCCATCTCCTCCCCACGCACCCATCTGTAAATCTTTCTCTGTGCGATCTTCAAAATATCCCGGTCTTTCGTTATACATTCTAAAAATAGAATAATAGCTAGTTGGATCTTGATCCATAGAATATTGAAGTTCCATTTTGCCATTATTTGTTCCGAGAGTATACAAAGCGCATGTATCCGCAGGATCTCTGCTTACTGTTAAAGAAAAATTTTGTAATTGACAACCTGTTGCAGCAGCATAATCGTATCCAATACTATAATAGCTTTCATTGCCATATGGTCTAACTACAACTTGCTCTGGTGAAGGATCAAAACATTCTTGATAATTAACAAGACATGTATCTTGGGCTGCGTCATTTTGATCTACTAATCTTAATATTCCTCTTTGTCCCATAAATTATAATAATCTAGAAGCATAGATTATATTATTATTTACACTTCCAGTTAAGTTTCCAGAGAATACTCTAGTATTAAAGTATCCAGATATTTCATCAAATATATTTCTAGAATTTATTTGGAAATAAAATCTTTGTCCAGTTTTAATATTTGTGGTTATTTGCCATCCAGTTGGACTTGTTGGATTAATTTTGATAAATTCTCCAGTTATACTTACTCCTGTATATAGTTCAAATCCACCAGTAAAAGTTTTAGTTGCTAGGTAATAACCAGTAGCTATTCCAGAACTTCTTAAATTAAAGTTAGGATTTATAATTCTACCAGTTAAGGCGATTGTGCCTGTGAATAAACCAGTTAATACAATATTTGCATCGCCAGATAAATGCCCTGTTAGTCTAAGTCCTGTTTCAAGATTTATTCCACCAGTATAATTTTTATTAATAAAACCAGAGAAATATCCTGTAACTAAACCTATTCCAGATCCACTTGTTGTTCCAGCAAGAGCAAATCCACTACTTATTCTTTCAAAATATCCAGATCCAGTTATATTTCTATTTTCATTTATAGATATATTTTGTATAGTTTTTAATCCTGAATATAATCCAATAGTAAATACTGGGACTAAACCACTTTCAAGGCCACTATTTATTAAAGTTTGTGAAATATTTTCATTAATTTTTAGTCCTGTATTTGAAATTAAAAATGTTATGGTTTGACTGCCAGTAAATGTTCCTGTGCCAGACCATGTACCAGTAAAACTTCCAGAAGTAGAACCACTAAATAAACCAACATAATTTTTAGTATACAAACCAGTTATTTTTATTCCAGAAATAAAATTACCGCTAAATTTAGATATAGGGGTAAGATCTAAATATGCTATACTATTTCCAGAAGGATATGGATAATTAGTAAAATCATAAGTGATCTGTGGAGAGTTAATTATAGTTATTGTTCCTGTTGGTCCATTTGGGCTTCCTCCGCCGACAGCACTTACTATTGCAGTTCGAAAATATCTATAATTTAATTGTCCACTATATATTCCAAGCGAATTTCCTTCCGTAGTAGATCTCCATCCAGAAGTAACAATTTCGCTAGGAGACAAACTAGAGGAATGTGGTGGCAAACCTGTAACACCAGTAAATGGACGATTAAATCCAGTAAAGTTTATAAAAGTTGGTCTAAATCCAGCGTTTTGATTGTTATAGTATCCAATTTTAAATAATACAATATCATTCCAATTTATTAAATCATTTGATCCGCTCCAAGCGATAGGAAATCCGCCATGGCCCGCTGTATCATGATTTATAATAATTGTCGCTGGAAAATTAATTCCTGTTCCAGAAACCCCAATAGTTGGAATTAAATTGTTTCTGACGCCATTGAGATCATAAAATCCAGATGTTGTTATCTGGGGAGCAATAACAAATCCACTTAAATTTACAATTCCTGTGCCAGTAATTGGGAAATATCCAGTAGATAAACCAGTTATAATAAAATTTGTTTTACTTCTATATAGACCAGTAGTATTTACATTCCCTGTAAAATTAAATATTCCTGTTCGTGTTAAAGTTTGATTAATAGTAATACTATTTTCTGTAAATATTTGACCAGTATTTATGTTGTATGGAGTTGTTACATATGAAAGTGTTTGAGGGTTAGAAACAGATATATTTAAATTCTGTCTAAATCCAGTTACAAGACCAGATAAAATTCCTGTATAATTTGCAACATATTCAAGATTACCAGAAATACCAGTAGAACCAGTAATAGAGAATGATCCAGTAAGAAATCCTGTCATATTTCCAGATCCCAGTACGGTAATAAAATCTTGACCAATATGATTAAATCCACTTCTTATCGACCATGCATTTCTATTTATTGTATTAATTGGTATTAGAGTCCCAGTATTTGGAATACCAGTGAATATAACATTTAAAGATTTCGCGCCAAAATCTGATTCAACAAAAGTCATAGTTCCTGTCGCATTGATATATCCAGTTGTTATAAAATTATTTTGACCAGTTACCCTAGCAATTCCACCATGTTTATATTCTCCACTAAAAGTCATAAGCCCTGTGCCTGTAGATATAAAGTTATAAATTCCACTAAATGTATTACTTACGGGGAAAACATTTGATGGTAGAGTAACAAAACCTGATCCGGTTAATATAATACCAGTGACTGGAATTTTTCCTTGATTAGAATTAGAGAATAGAATTCCAGAATTAATTTGCCTAAATCCTGTGGCGATAAATAATTTATCAGATTCAAATGAAGAATTCACTAATAAATTTCTATTTATATTTACAAATCCAGTTCTTTCAACTCTTCCGACGTATGAAACAGAATTTATATCTTGTATTAAAGATGTTCCTGTATACAATATATCGAAAATTGTACTTAATCTTCCTGTTATATTAATATTATTATTATAATTTATGTGGCTCCCAGTGATTATAAATTCATTAAATCCAGTTTTTAAACCTACATATCTAACATTACCAGAGCTTTCTATAAAAGAACCAGTAGCTCTAGATAATAAATATCCAGTAGTTATACCTGAGCCAATCATTAATCTATTTGTTCGACCAGTCATAGGATTATCTGCATATAATCTTAATATATCTCCTGTGCTGTTAGCAGATCTAAATTCCAAATTATTTAAACTATTAAATTTATAAAGCGCAAGACCATGAGTAATGCCAGCGGCTATATCATAAATATTTGTCAGATTTAGGGCGGCATTATTTATACCTGTAGTTGATTGAGTATTGTCATTTCCCCAACCTGTTAGTTTATAATTATTAAATAAAGCGAAACTAATTGATCCATTTGGATTTGTTGACATTTTTAATACTCCGCTTAATCCATTTCCGGCCAATCTTCTAAGTGAAGTACTTCCCCAACCAGTAACTATATTATTATCTAATAATGCAAGAGCGTGACTAAATCCAGCATAAATTTCTTGAACATTTGTCAAATTATTTCCGCCAAGCGCTTTATTGCTCAAATTGCTTCCCCAACCGGTAACTCTGCCATCGTAATATAAGGCAAGACCATAATTACCTCCAGCTGAAACTTGTTTAATTCCAGTTAGAGTTAAAGCACTGCCATTCAAACCTGTATTAGCAAAAAATGAACTACTACCCCAACCAGTTATAACATCATTATTTAAAATTGCTAAACTAAAATTATTTCCAGCAGAGACTTGTTTAACTCCAGTTAAAGTTAAGGCGCTGCCATTTAAACCGGTAGTTTCCATAGAACTATTATTTCCCCAACCAGTTACAGTATTATTATTTAATAAAGCTAATACATGAACTGTACCTACGCTAAGTTGTTTAACATTACTTAAACCTGTTCCTCCTAACAACTGATTGAATGTATTATCTCCCCATCCTGTTATTGTGCCGTTATTTAATTGAGCAATACTAAAATTATTTCCTGCTCCAATATATCTAACATCAACAGGATTTAAATCTATACCATTTGAACTTTCTCCAGAAGTATTAGTTCCCCAGCCAGTTATTGTTACTGTTCTATTTGGTATTTCAATATTATAAAAATTTTTGATTCCTTTATCATAGTCATAAAATATTACTCCCGAATTGTACACTCCACCAAAGCCTGTGCCGCTCCATAAACCAGTAGTTTTAATAAATATATTATCGTTAAAATAAGTTCCCGCATTAATATCTTGTTCGTAATAACCTGTGCCAGTAAATAAAATATTTTGGTTGATATATCCAACAAAAGGGCTTTTAGGATTTACTGTCGCTAGATATTGTAAATCTTTTCCTCCAGAAAAATTTTCTATTACAAAAGAATTTCCATTTTGTATTAAATTATATTTTCCACTATTTCCAAACGTTCCACTTGTTTTAGGAAAAAATGATATTCTTCCTAAGACATTATCAAAAGTTATGGTCGTATATCTATCAATTAAACCTCCACCTGTAATTAAAAAATATAGTTCATTTATATTCGAAAATTGATTTAAAGGTTCGTCTAGGGTTGGCCCATAAAAGTAATCTTGTCCGCCTGGACTAAGGAAAACAGTTCCATCAATAGAATATTGAATTCCAGTGTCAATACTAATATTAAAATAATTTCCATTTTGAGGAGAGTTGCCAATTTGTATCCAACCTGTAGCGTTAGATATAGAACCACTAACACCTGTATAAATTTGATTATATGGTAATCCACCAGATATTAAAGTTAATTGATCATATACTCCGTTCATCCATGAATATATTTCTACGGCTCCCGTAAATGGAAGAGAAAATCCAGAAAGAATAACTTCTCCAAAACTAAAACTTCCCGTCGAAATAGAGTTTCCTCCAGTAACAACAGTTTGTACGTTGGTATTAAAATTACCTCCAATAATTGTGTTTGATCCTAGCGTTTCTATATCACTAACAAAAGCATGATCATTTAATTGCAGAAGCTGTCGCCGCTGGGGGTGATGAAGGTCTTGAATAAACCCAGAAGTGGTATTATTTATTAAATTTATTTTAGCTAATTTTTTTACAAATGTATCATTTACTTTTTTGAAGTTACCGCCAATAATTAAAGTTTTATTTCCAGTGTCATAAGACAAAGCGGAAACATATGTATTTGTATCTCTATCAATTGTTTGATCTGCACTAGTAAGAAATTCCGCTATAAATCCTGTAATTAAAATTCCTGATTTATTCGTAGCAAAAACATTATTTCTTGAATATGAAGCATTGTGAAAATCTCCAACAACATAAATATCTTCTCCAGTTATTAATGCTTTTGAAGCCCTCGATGGCGTTAAATATTCAAGATTATAATTACTATCATTTGAACTATATTTTGAAAAATATGGAGTCCATGAACTATCTAAATTTATTTTTTGCGTACCTGTATTTAAATTAAATTTATATGATCTAGAAGAATTATTTGATATAACATATATATCATTATTGTCTATTTCAATATCAGACACGCCGCTTATAGAAAGCATAGGAGTATCCACAAAACTCGTAATACTTTCTCCAGTCATTCTAAAGCAAACTAAATCTTTCTTAGAATTATTTCCTAAAAATCCAACAAAATTACCGCCAACAAAATATATATCATTTAATTTATTAATTGTTTTTATTCCGCTTTTATAAATAGAAGAAATATTAAAGCTTAAACTAGAAATATTTAAGGTATTTTTATTAATTTTTATAAGTCCATCTGTAAAATTTCCACCAACATAATATCCAGTAGTAGCATCATCATTATAGATCACATTTACATAATCATTTGAAAATCCATATGCACTATTTAAATTAAGATTTGAAACTTCTCCTATAGAATTTCCCATACCAGTTATTGCTACTTGAGCCATCCCAGCACGGTTTACAGAATTTACTCGACTAAAGTTACCAACAAAAATTAATGAATTTCCAGAAATAAACATATCTTTGACTTCCGTAGGAAAACCAAAATTTGACGTTAATTTAGGATTCCAATTTGTAATTATAGCATTATAATCAATCCAAGCTAAACCTGTTCTTGATACACCATTAATTGCAGTAAAATTACCTCCTAAAAATAGTCCGCTTTCATGTTTTCTTATTACATTTATTTTTTCATTTGCATTGTTTAAATATATACCTGACAAATTAATTAGAGTTAATGGTAATTCATAACCAGAACGATTTAGTTGAACAAGACCAATTCTACCCACCTCCCCGGGTTGGGTTCCAACATAATCCCAATATTTAGGACTTTGAACAGAAAATGAATAGCCATTATTATCACTATAACCATCACCATTACCAAAATGTCTTCCTACAAGGTAAGCTCGATTATTGCCACTATATATCTTATATATATAAGAATTGATATCGTAAGTATTGCAAGAAAGAGATCTTTCAATATTATATCCTGTATCAAAAACTGCAAATTTACCAGCAGCAATACCACTGGGGTCATTTTCTCCATCAGCTTTAAAATGTCTAAATCTACCACCAACAAAAATTTTATTATTATATCTTTTTATATCAAAGACTTCATCCCAATTAGAATCTAGTCGTTCACGTCTCAATAATCCTATATTTATGCCAGTATTAACTAACATTCCACTATTTTTATTTATAACTACAAGTCCAGTGGCTCTTGTCATCAATGCATTTGTATCATATGGTCCTGGTACATATTCTATCCCAGTCGAATTTCTTCCGGAAACAGCCATAAAATGACCACCAACAAGTAAATCATTTCCATTTTCTAGAACAGAATTTATAAAAAAATCAGTGGAATTATTACCTTCGGGATATATCATGAATTTAAATCCAGTGATTGGATTATTTGGCCCAATAATTGCCCCAAATTGATTTATCGAGGTATCGTCTTTTGTTCCATTAAATAACATTAATCCTAGGTTATTAAAAGTTGAATCATATAATCTACCATATAAATAATAATGTCCATCATTTCTTCTGTAGTAACCTCTTAAATCATTGTAATGCGTTTCATTAATATATCCTTCAGTAATACTTGGGCAAGCTCCAGATTCAAATATTCCAGTGCCATTAAATCTATTTAGAACACAAGCGCCCTTTATTGGTTTTGAAAATTGATCAAAAGGTCTATAATAATTATCAAATGTTCCTACTGCGATTAAATAGTCTCCAGTGAAATGATCTATTTGATATATATCACCATCAAAATGCCCAGTATAACCAGTAATTGGATGAAGAGTATTTAAATTAAATGCCGCAGTTCTAAATCCACTATATCTAATAGATGTACCTATTGGTAGATTGCTCTCTGGACCATCTCCAACAACAGATTCAAAATTTCCACCAAAATAACCAGTAGATCCTGTTATAAATAAACTTCTTACATTATATCCTCCATAGGATTTATAATCTCCACCATATTGAGTAAAATGTAAAGCTTCTGGTAAAATGTTTCCAGAAAGATCAAATACCGCGAAGCTGCTTCTTCTATTCATTGAGCTAGTACTTGCTCCATCTCCAGTTGGCATTCTTATATGATCAAAATCTCCCACAACATATATTTTATCATTATATGTTTTAATATCATAAATTGCATACCCACCATTCCATGGCTGAATTGGGACAAAACTACGATCAATTGTTAATTGATTTTTGATGGCATATCCTGCTGTTGCGTGATCAATATTATTTCCACCAAATTTATAAGGTATACCACCATAAGATCTAATGCTACCTCCGACAAAAATAAAGTTTCCACTTGATTCTAAACATTCTGTTGTTCCTTCAAAATTAACATTAGCATTTTTTATAAAACCGCTAGTTTTACTAAATGCGCCAAATCCTTTTCTAAATCTTGAACCAACATTATTAAATTTTCCATAATAATAGTAATTTCCTTCTATTTTTTTATATCCATCTATGCGCATGTTTGTTGGGCCGTCTTCAAGTTCTGGACATTCAAAATCTACAGTATATCCATAATCTGCTATACCTGCATAATCTTGATAAAATTTATCAGAGATATCATATCTACCAGTAAAATCACTTTTTAGTAACAACGGATTTATTCTCTTAGAAGTTTTTGGTCTAGCATAAAAATTATTATTTGCAGATATAGTTTGGCTGCGAAGTTCTTCACCAGTTCTTGTTGTACTATAAAAATCACCTACAATAGAAAATTTATTATTTTCTTCAGTATTGTATATAATAGAATTTACGCTTCCAATTTTAAGATTTAAATTAATACCACTAAGATTTGTGTTATCATCTGGGAATGCTCCATCTCCACGAAAATCTACCATAGCAAAGAAATTTCTGCCTTGAGATAATATATTTTTAAAATTTCCGGCCAATAAAACTTTATCTTTATCTACAAAAACAATATCTTTTAAAGTACTAGTATTATCGTCATTATTAGGATCAATATTCCAATTACTTACAAAGCCTCCAGTCAAATTAATTGCAATTCCACCTTTTGTTGGCGTGCTTGTAAATAGATTTTTAACATCAATATATTCTCTAAAATTGCCACCAAAAATAATATAATTATTAGTGAAAATAATTTTATTTATATTAGATTTATCTTTGGGAAATTGTATAATTCCAGTTAATGTTGTGTATAAACCTGTTAGATTGCCAGAACCACCAACTTGATATGGCATTATAGCATATTTATTTCCTAATAAATTTTCCGTTGAAAACGCTCCACTTATAAATCCTGAATAAGATCCTAATAAAAATATATTCTCTTTGCCACTTATATTAAGAATATCAATTCCGGATATACCATCGTTATTTTGTCCGCTAACAGAAAAATGATAATAAACTTCATTATTTTGATTAATGCCTAAAAAGTTTTTTGAATTTAAAATATTTCCTGTTATTCCAAAATAAGGAATAAAACCCGGTCTTTCAAATAAAATACCAGTATATATTCCTGTAAAACCATCAAATCGGCCCGTGACTCGAAATGTGCCAGTAGCGACTTGATTCACATTAAAATTAAAAGATTTCCCTGTGAAATATAAGTATTGATAAGGATTTATGCTATCTGGAAATTTTCCAGATATTCCAGTTGTTATATTTTTAGAAATTATTCCTGTGCCAGTTATATATCCACTTAATCTTATAGAAGATTTTAAATCAATTAGAACATCTGTGAGAATTGTTTCATTTAAGCCAGTTACTACTGCTCTATATGGATTTGGGTCAATTTGTTGTATTGATATTCCTGTATAGTATATACCCGATATCCTCGATGGACGACTAATTACTCCAGAATATATTTGATTTAAATCTGCTAGATTAAGACCCGTTCCATAAGAATCTACTCCGGTTAAACTTCTGAATCCACTTACCTCAATATAACTAACGTTACTCAATAAAATTTCATCAGTAGTTAAACCCGTAATTGATTGATCTTTTATATTAAAAAACCCTGTGCCTGTTGCAAATAAAGATTGATCTATAAATATTTTATTTATAGGATCATTTATATTATTCGAATTTCCAGAAAGTTCAACAAATACATTTCCAGTTATATTTGAATTGATGATTGTTCCGTCCGCGCCTGTGACTCGACCAAAACCAGTAACAACTATAATACCACTTCCTGTTAAGAATCCAGAACCAAGACTATTTAAAAATCCACTTCCACTAACATTAAGTCCAACAAAATTATATTTTGTGCCAGAAGCTACTCCACTTAAAATAACATCTCTTATTTCTCTTTTTGTTCCTGTAAAGAATAAGTTATTTATTTGTGTTACATGTGGATTTAGAACTGTTTGAGATATTGCGATATAGTTTATGTCTGTTCCAACTTGGCCGCTTAATATTCCAGAAGCACTTACTGATGTTCCAAAATTTACAGGAGAAGTAATTAAATTTCCACTTCCAATTGTTATAAAACCTGTAAATATTTTATTTGATGCTGCTACAGTTTCTTGCCAATAATAAAATGTGTCATTTAATCCTGAAGAAATACCTGTAGCGAAAACAGGAATAATGTAATTTGATGATCCAGTAAAATAAGTGTTTCTTTCTAAAATTATATTATTTGATATTCTTGTAAATGTACCAGTTTTTATTATTCCTGTATAACTTGGATATATGATAGTATTTCTTCCTGTTAAAGATACTGGATTACTATATACTTTTCCGAATTCAACGATATTTCCAGTAAACCTAATTGGAGATGTTAATTCTCCAGTAAATGTTAAATTTTGATCTAAAGAAAAACCAGAATATAATCTATTTCCGCTTTGAATTGTATTATAAATGCCTTGCACAAAATTATTTGGATTTGATGGATTGTTTGAATCTCCCGTGGCTTGATAAAATACAACTCCGCTAACTAAACCAGTAGTTATAAAATTATCTTTAATAATAAAACCAGTATTAAAACCTGTAATAAGACCTGATCCGTTTATAATATTAGATCCAGTGATTACATTTCTTCCTGTGCCTAATACTTGTATTCCAAAAATATCTGGATTATTTAAATAATTACCCGTTGCTTCACCCGAAACAATCGCAACAATTCTTGCCAAGTTAATTCCTGTATTTAAAACAAAATCTACAATTTGTAAATTTGTTACGCCAGTGATTCTTCTATTGTTTACTTCGGATCTTAAAATGCCCGTTACATTTATATTTGATACTGGACTATATATAAAACCTGATCCATCTAAAAGACCAGTCAAAAGTATTCCATTTGTATAACCAGTATAATCTAAATATGTTGAATTAAAACCTGTAATCTTTACGGTTCCAGAATTAGAAATTCTGTATATCATATTTCCAGTAAAAATTTGAGTACTTCTAACAATGCCTAATGGCACGTTAGAATTTAAAATAGATCTAAATCCATTAGAAAATGTTGCTGTGCCAGACCCACTAAGAAATGGATAAACATATCCAGTCAAAGTTCCTGATCCAACTATTGTGCCAGAAGACAATACTCCAGTTCTATATCCACTAATAATAAAAGTAGTTAGATTAAAGTGATTAGTATTCGCATGTCCACTTCCACTTATCATAAATACTTTTTGAAAATTTCCACCGGTAATACCTGTTTGAAATGAACCACTTAAATTTCCAGTTCCAAAAATTCTTACGCCTTCAGCAAAACCACTAGCTAAAGATTGTCCAGTTAGAGTAAAATTTCCTGTACCTGTTACAACGATATCTAATGCAAAATTTCTTGTTCCTGATCCATAAAATGAAGCAGAATCTAATCCAACGCCAGTTGTTCCTTCTGCATAATTAAATCCAACGTCAATAGATTTTGCGTATTCGTTTCCTCCAGAAAAAAACGAAGAATTTATATCATAAGTAATTCCAGATGGTATATTAAATAAATTAAAAGAAAAAGGATTAACGCTAATAAAAAAAGTTGTGAAAAATTCCGGTAATCCAGTTGTTACAAAAGTTTTTGATAATAAACCAAAATCTGTTAATAAATTTAGAGTTATATTATAAATTAGAGGCGTTGCTGAATGACTAGGACTAAAATTAGTATTAATATTAAAACCACCAGAGGCAAGTCCCAATCCAGTTAAAGTTTGAGGAATCGAATTAAAATTAAATCCTGTGGGTATCACACTTCCGCTTAAAATTCTACAACTTTCCTGCAAATTATCTGTATAATTTAGAAATCCAGTAATTAATTTACCAAAAGCAAAAGATGGAGCTAATTCTAAATTAATTAATGGAGAAACTCCAAAAATTTGAAAATTAGTTAATTCTAAATTTGATCCAGAAAAAGTTAAACCACTAATTTTAGAATAGCCCGTTGGATCATTATTCATTAACCCTGTTCTTTGCCCACTTAATATAATTGGATTTCCATTTATATAATAATCATAAAGAAATTTTTCTGATCCTGTCCATGAATTAAAATTATTTTGTTGCAGATGATGAATATTGCCAGATAAGTTTATATTTTCTCCAGTATTATAAAAATAAACGCTTTTATTATTTATATCTGAAAATTTGCCACTTTGTAATGTAAAAGTAAAATCTTTGTTTTCTTTAAAACTAATAGTAGATAAAGAAAAATCTTTTGGAGTAAAATTTATATTATAACTTAAATTTTTTTGAGTAGCAATTGGAAAAATATTTTGCCCCGTAATTATCATGTGCCTTTTCTCGCTATTGATCCTTGAGGAGATCTACCAAAACTATTTAAATTTAACATTGTTGGGCCAAGACGACTATATAAACTTTCTTTATTTTGTAATTGTTTTGGTCTTGTTGCATAAACTAAATCTGCGTAAAAACCATTTTCATCATAAGATATTTGAATATCTTGTAACCCTTTCTTTGGATCTAGATATCCAGCAATAAATGAAAAATCCAATCCAATCACTCTAAAATTTAATTTTTGTTGAAGACCTGTGACGCTATTTACAAGCTTATCTGCAGAATTATTGTGCCATTGCTGCATGGTCATTCTTGTAAAAGATGATCCTCCTCCTCCAGCGGGCACAAGAACATCTGTGATTCCGTCTCCGTCTACGTTTCCAACATAATCATCATAATCATTAGTAATATTTTGAGATACAACTCTTATTGACATTGTATTTAATGTGCTTCTTATATCGCCTAAAACTCTTTTTACCCCAAAAAGTGTCCATTTTGTTTCTGAATTATGTTCAATATATCCGTTGTATGGTGTTTCTAATGGAAAAATAAGTTGTGCAGAACCATCTTTTACACTCAAATTTACAGCGGTTGCAGTGTTGCTTCTATGTCCAGTTTTTGGAGGTTTGGGATCTCTGCAACCTCTATATAAATTTTCACAAACTTCTTCAACAAAACTTCTTTCGCACAAAGTATTACATTCCTTGTCTTCTTCATCGTCGTCATCAGAATCATCTTTTTTTGCTCTTTCATTTGTAGCAGATCCTAATTCTACAGAAAATGCACCGTAAACATCTGACGCAGGTGGGATAAATGCTAAAACCGGAACCCAACCTTCTTCAATTTCACTATTTATTTTGTCAATAATATCTTGTCTATCTAATTTTTTTAAAGCTCCAAATAATAAAAGTTTTGCAACACCTTCGATTGGAACATACATTGGTTTATAACCTTCTAATGGATCACCACCTTTTAAGATTTTTTCATCTACTTCTTCTACAGTTGTTCCCCACGTAGCATCTTTTTCTAATATAAATTGTTCTCCTGCTGCGATTGGAGTATATCCATTAGGACTAGTTAAAACTTTTGTTAATGGATTTTCATATTGCTCATCTTTATCATATTTTCTACCCTCTGGCTCAGCGCGATATTTTCTACTATAATATGAATATTCATTGCACTCTGTTACATCTTTTGGTGGAATTTGACTGTTAGTGTAAAATCTTCCAATAAAATTATCTGCAATATTCACTTCAAATGCTTCCCATCTAGATTCTAAATCTCTACTATATAAATAAACATGAAAATATCCAGCAGGAAATTTTATAAGAGCGTCTTGAAAAGTTTTGTTACTATATCCGTTATCAAAAAGTGCAGCTGCGCCCGGAAGAGTTAATCCAATAGATTTAAGCCCCATGCACATTCCCAATTTTACATTGTAATCGCTGCCAATCCCCGGCAATCCTCCTCCAAGGTAATAAAAATTATATAAAGCTCTAGCAGTTGGATAAAATTTTTGAAGAGCAGCACTAACACCAAATGAAGCCGCATCTCTGCCAGAAGAAAATTCAGGATTAACAACATCGTTTAATTTTATTGCACCCCATGTTGTTTTTTGATATCTTGTTAATGTATTATTTTTTGATCTAGAAGGTTTTAAATAATAACTAATCAAAGATTGATTATATGTGCCCATTAAAGTTTTAGAAAAATTTATTGATTCTACAGGTACTTGTGTGTTAGATTTTATTTGATCATAGACATTAGAGACGTCTATTACTGGAACTTTTAAATCTAATCCTTGAACAACATTTGATGTAAAATCCCAAAAGAAAGTATACCCAAAATCAGAACACCAATTAGATAAAACTTCTCTTAACGTACCTGTATAGTTTTGAAAATAATTTGGATTTAAATCAGTTAATCCATTTACAGAAATACCTGCTGCGCCCATACTATTTAATAAAGAGGTAAAATTATATGCTACATCTGGAACATCACAGATACCTTCAACAAATTGTTCTATTCCTAAGATTATGTATCCACCAGCTTTGGGATCTACGCTTTTTGAATCAAAAGTATTTGGCCTACCAGCGAGAGATCTAGTTATTGATACAGTAGTTTTTGTGCTGGCTGTTCCTTGACAATTTGAACAATACATTGGCACATTAAAAGTAACATTTCTTTTATTTTTTGCTTGTTGATGTCTATTAGCTAATCCAATATAAATCTTATCTAATATATAAGATCCATCAATGAAATTTAAAGTTAGTATTTTTTGACCCACAGAAGTAGACTCATTTCTTTCAATTAATTTAGTTTGAGTAAATCTTATTCCTCCTAAATCTAAGGTATATTCACTACTTAAATTAGGCTCTATATCAGCAAAAGAGGTTTGATTTTCTGCAGGTACTAAATTAAAAGATATCTGAGTTGGTGCTTCTGAATAACCCAAAGAAAAGTTACATCCATAAATAAAACCATTTGCAAATCTATTAGATCCATTAATGGTTATCTGAGGTATGGGCTTAAATGGCATACTTTCTCCTTACTCCTTCATAAGTATTACACATTTATATTATTGATTATAAAGTATAAAATCCTAAAATATCTGTGTCCCAAATTAGCTCTGTTTGCTTAGATGTAAATTTATCAGTATTCTTTAAACTTAAACAACTTATCTTTTGATAATCATAATCTTTGTCCATTTTTACTCCATTGAGCCATATATATTCTTCTGCTAATCCACTAATATTTTTAAATGTATTTAAATCTGTTCCAGTAATATAATATTGATTATTAATTTTAGGATAAAAGGATAATTCTCCATCGGCTATACCGCCAGTAATTAATATATTTAGTCCTGTTGCTCCAACTTTTATAAAATTAATTCCACTAATTAACTTTTGACCATTTAAATATATATCACTATTAGCATAATTAGTACCAGAAAAAGATATCCTAGAAGTATAAAGCGTACCTATTCCTGTAATACCAGTAGTAAATCCTGTTGTTCCTGTATAAAACTTATATTCTCCATAATCATTAACATCTAATATATTGCTAATAATATTAGATCCTGTTATTTGAAAATATCCATTATTTAAATCTCCACTATTTTGTAAAATTCCATTTAAAAAGAAATATGTATTTTGATTTAATGTATAATTTAGCATTCTATAAGTATTTTGAACTGGATCGTAATATATTTTATAAGGATATCCTTGTCCTGTTTTATTTAATCCATAAATTTCAATAAAGTCTAAATTATCTAAATTAGTTAATTTATTGTTAGGAGTTAATAAAATGTTATTTTCATAAAAATTCTCTAAATTACCAGAGTAAATATATTGATCAAAAAATGTAACGCCCGTAGAAACTCCTGTATATATAAACCTTCTTCCACTTATTATATCTCCAGTAATAAAACCAGATATACCAGATTGTTCAAAAATATTAAATACAGAACTTTTTATTCCTGTAACTGTTCCTTTAACTATGTATTGAAACCCTGTAATACCAGAACCAATTATACCTCCCGTAACAAAATTATCTCCAGATATATAAATATTTGTTGTATATGTTAGACCAGAAGACAAAACTTTACCCGAAGCTAATATAGATTGAGCAAGATTTAATTTTTCATTAGAATCTAAATTTTTATTGAATAATAAAAATGCATCAATTTCTACATTACCAGATGGACCAAATCCAGTATATATTTCGTTATATTTACCAAAACCTCCAATATACCAATCATTTAAAACATATGGATCTTCGTGTTGCACATAAGATTTCTTAATATCAAAAGCGTTAGGGTAATATACTTCAAAATTTATGAATGTATCATTTTTTTCTAAACTTAATAAACATTCTTTATTGGATTCAATAAATGTATTATGAAATTTATCTTTGTATTCTATTACAAATTTATTTCCATCATCTAGAGATAAACAAACCCCAGATGTAGTGTTAAAATCTGTTTTGTTGAAAAGTAATATTCTGTTCTTATTAAAGTTTGGACTATCACATCCGCTTATTTTATATTTTAAAAATACAGTCCAATTTTCTAAACCAGATAATCCCAATACTTGAATATATTTAGTTGAATCAAAGTTAAAATAATCATCACTAACAAATTCACTATTTGTAACAGATAAACCGGGATTTTTATCAAGAAATATTTGGCGATTATCATAAGTAAATTGTTCGCCTGTGGTATATTTATCATTAAAAACTAATCCACCACTATAAATATTTTTAAAATCATATATTACTTTTAGATTCTCGTCATATAATCCATATCCAGAAGCTACTTCATATATAGTATTTAAATTCATATAACACTTCTTACAATTCTATTATGTTTTTGGTTAACTTTTTTACTCGTATATGTTGAATTTATATCCGCTTGAAGTAAAGAAGCTGAATTACCAAAATTTATATTCTCACCTCTAATTACTTCTGTTCTTGCTAAATTATTTGTGCATGCTGTTTTTATTGTATTTCTAAAACTTTTAATACTAGATTCTGCTAACGCTTCTTTACCTTTTTCTACTAGTCCATTAGCTCTTATAGATAGTATTGGCAAAGTTGAAATATCAGGATTTAATATGATATAATATCCATTTTCTAAACAATTAGGTCTTGGATAATATATTTCTATTGGAGGATTGTAATTTATACTAAAACTATTAGATATAAAATTTGTAAAAGCAGATATTCCATCATCAAACGAAGCAGAAATTTCAAGTGTCCCATTTGGAAGACTTCTTCTAACAGATAAACTATTAGATTTAGATCTTAAAATATATGTATTTCCGACAACAGTTGATGCCCAAGTCGAATATGCTGTATTAACTATACTATATAAATAAGCTTCCATATTTGCAATTCCTGCTAAAAATGCATCTAAAGATATATTTCTTTGTTTCAAGTTTCCTTTCACAATAACTGGGCCAGCAATGTTTATTGTTGTTTTTGAGTATATTTTATCATATTGAAATGATAATCTATAATCAAAGTAAGGTTGAGTAATTGTATTATTTGTATAAACAAAATCAAAATCTAATTTTCCTCTATCAGTATTTATATTAAAACTATCTGGAATAGTATTTGCGGTCCCAAGCACAGTTTCTGCTTTTGTTTTTAGATCGTTTGTATTAATTAATGTCGCTAATTCTGTTAGCGACGTAGCATTTGGATAAAAATGTTTAGGATAATCTATAGATCCTTTAACAGACGCTGTAGCAAAATCGTCTCTTGCTCCAGATCTAAAATCAATAGAATATTGAGCAACACCTGTGATACCGTTTAAATCATTTAAATTAGAATCAAATACATAATCTGCTTTTATTCCGTATACTCCATTAATACGATCTATACTTTCTGTTCGATTTTTTAAACAAAAATTACTAGAAACATTTGTATTAAATTGAGTTAAACTTGATATATTATATTTTGTTATTCCTTCCAAACCTTGCACAAATGTTTTTGCTGCGTTTAATGCTGCTGTAGATTTATTAATTCCTCTTGCAGAAACATTCTGAGAAACAGAAAAAATACCATTAGAATTTTCAGTTATATTTATTTCATTAACAGGATCTAATACTCCACTATTTATATTATTAAATTGATCTCCATAAGATAATAATGATACAGAAAAATTTAATATGTTTTGATATTTTGATTGTTCAAAATTAATATTATTAACTCTACAATAGCCAAAAGATAAATCGTCTACTTGTAAGGTCTTAAAGTCTTGACCAAATGTATTTATTAGGCTTGTTTGTTTAGAAGTAATTTGAGAATAATTACCAGTAATATTACCTTGTAATGTTATATTTCTTTGATTAATCCATTTTCTATTTACATATACCATATTTTCATCTAACAAAAGATATGGATTATCTATTTCAATGCTGTTAAAAGTTGTGCTATTGTAACTAACATTCATAAATCGCTTCCATATTTATCCGCTTTTGCTACAAATGCATCAGATAACGTTAAATTAACATTTCTGTCTGAATCAGCAGTATAAGAGCATGCTTCTACAAAATTATCTGGTAAAGCATTTCCTTGTTTAGAATAACTAAAACTCGTCATTCTTTTTGCTGCAGCAAATTCATTAACAAGATAATTAAACTTAGCAGTGCTAATTAAATTAGTAATTGTATCGCTTATTGTATTTTCATTTGATTCTCTTTTAGCGACAGCTTTTATATCTAAACTAACTCTTCCCATATTAGATTGATCTCCAGCATATAAATAAATACCTTTTGTGTCAAATGGAGCAATATTTGGTATACGATACTCTTGATACATATGATTTGCTTTATCTGCGCCAATTTGATAAGCTATTTTTGTAAAATGCGGATTATTAGTTAAAATTGTTGCATCATCAGTATAGTTTATTGTATAATTTAAAGATTTAAAATGTTTACCAAAATCCATAGATCTTCCTAACTCTTTTAATGTAGAAGAAAAATTTAAAGAAGAATAAAAATTAGAACATCTTGTAGCAGATTCTTCCATAAGAGTTTGACCGAGATTTACTATATTTGAAGTAGTATAAGAATCTGATTTTTTACCAATAATTGTAAAAACTCCATTTTCATTTACATTGACAACTCTATTCTCAGATTTATCCAAAGATACTGTAAATTCATGAGATCCATAAATATTTGATTTTTGATATAAATAAGCATTATTTGCAAATGTAACACTATACTGTATTTCTCCCGCAAGATTATTTATTGTTTTACTAGAAATAAGCGGAATTGAATTTAAAGATTCATAATTTGCACCAAGAATACTTAAATTTCCTACGATATTAGTGAATAATGTATTGCATCTAGCATATGCTCCGCCTTGCACAGTATTTGATGCAGAATTTATATATGACGAAAATGGTGTAGTTTTAATTTTTATAATACCGTTTTCGCTCGCAGCAACTATACCGTTTTGATCTATTGAAATTGAGTTTTTGTATTCATGAGTATAATCTGTTTGTACATTATTAAGAACTTCAAATCTTTTTGTGAATGTGCATGTTTTATTAATTAAATTAAATGTTTCTGTAAAATATTTTTTGCCCGCAGTATTATAAGTTGTTGAAATTGTTGGGTCTGAAAAAAGTGGAAATGGTAACGTTGCAGAGAAAATTTGATTTGCTAAAGTTTTAGCTAAAGTTATAGCATCAGTAGAATGATCTATATATGTTACTGTTAATGTATGATCATAATTATAATTATTATTTGGTGCAACAGTAAAATTAAATGTTTCAGATATATTATCTATTAATTTGGCTGATCCCATAGTAGCAAGACCAGCATAATTAGGATCGCTCGTTATATTGCTTAAATCACCATCCTCATAAACAGAAAAATTAATATTGTAAACGCCACGTTTGATATGATCTCCTTGAGGTATACTGAGGTTTGTAATTCTACCATCTCCAAGAGATACGCCATTAACACTAACAGTATCTAAAGTGTCAGTATTATAATATCCTGTTACAGTAGCTTTTAAAGGAAAATTTAATATATCGTCATTATTAACATGCTGGCCGCTATGGAAAACTCCTTCTATAGCATAATTTTTTACGCTTCTATACCTTGAGACTTCGCCAAGAAATTGATTTTCTCTATTATATGTTAAGGACAAAACATTATTTAATGATATGTTCATTACGCTTTGAGCGCTCCCAATCTTTTACTTATTTCCCCCGGCAATATTTGATTTACAACATCTTTAATTGCTTGGACTGTTTTTGTTGATGTTTCACTTGGGATTTGATCTATAGAACCTTGTACATTAATATTTATATCAACTGGAGGTATTTCGAGCTTTGGAATTTCTATACTTCCTTCACTTTCTATCTTTGCGTCAGATTCTTCTTTTTGTTCTTTGGCTTCTTTTTGAGCTTCTGTATTAGCATTAATTTGAGCTGATAAATTTTCTAAAGAAGCTTTCATGTCTGCTTGTGCTTTTAATTCTTCTTGTTTTTGCCTAGAGGTTTCTCTTTTATTTTCAGTTAATTTTGCAGTGCCTTGCATTTGATTTTGCTTAGTTTCTTCTGATGCATCTCCTAGACCATATTTTTTATCTAAATATTTTCCGCCCGCTTCATTTCTTCTTGATTGCTCTTCTCTATTTCCATCAGGAACATAAGAGTCTGTTTCTCTATCATATTTTAAACGCTCTCCAGTATCTGCGTCTAATGTCATTTCTGCGCCACTCATACTTCCATAAGCGGTTATTACATTTCTTTTTCTTGGGGGCTGAGTAGCTTGTGGCGTTAATGGCCCATCAGGAACATAAGAGTCTGTTTCTCTATCATATTTTAAACGCTCTCCAGTATCTGCGTCTAATGTTATTTCTGCGCCACTCATACTTCCATAAGCGGTTATTACATTTCTTTTTCTTGGGGGCTGAGTAGCTTGTGGCGTTAATGGCCCAGCAGGTTGTTCTGCTGGAGGATTTCTTAAAAAGTCTTCTATAGTATTAACTGGCGCGCCCATGTCTATTGTTGTTGATGGAACTGGCGGAACGGGTTGAGGGAAAACTGGAGGCAATGTATATGGCGCAGGTTGGGTAGGCATACCAATCATTGTGTTATCAACTATTTGGGTTGGCATAACAGGTTGTGGCTGCATAGCTTGAGCTTCGGCTTGTAGTTTTTGTTGATTTTTTAAATTTTGTATGTAAGTATCTAATCCTCCCACAAAAGCTCCTTCTCTTTGTTCTTTACCTTTCTTTGCGTAAGCATCTTCTAATTCAGTTAATAGATCTTTTCCGCTAAAGCTTGTTCCAGCTGTAATTTTTGCGCCAAGCTCTTTATCAGTTCTTAATTGAGTGATTAGATCTGAAGTTGAATTAATATTTGCATTTTCTTGAACAGCTTTCTCAATAATAGAAGGTATTTCTTCAGATTTTGACTTAGCTTGCGCTCCTTCCCTCTGCGCAGTCACTACTCTCGGAATTCCTCCTAAGGGCTGGGGGGCTAAGCCTAATAAACTTAAAGTAAATTTTTCATCTGCTTTTGCTTTAAGTAAAGATTGTCCGGAAGCTTTTAATGCTTCTTTTGAAGCCGCTGTTTTTTCTGCAGCTTGCTTTGCTTCGATTTCTTTTTGAACTTGTTTGGTCCTTTCTTCTGCGTCTTTTTTGGCTTGTTCTGCGGCTTTTTCTTGTTCTTTTAATTCTGCAAAAGCTGCTTTAATTGCATCAACATTTGCTTGACTTGCTGCAGCGGCCGCTTCTCGAATAGCTTTGTCTACAGTTGAGGCTAAATTATCTTTATCTTTATCTGGATCTTTAATTGCATCTACAATTTTTTGAACACCTTTATCATATTCATCATTATTTAGAGGTTCAGTTTTTAATTTTTCTCTTACTATTCTTTCTGATGCTCTTTTTCTTTCTTCTGGATCCATTTTTTGTTTTTCTATTTCTGCTAATTTCGTTACCTCGGTTTCTCTTTCTTGGATTATACTTTCTAACGCTTGATCATTTTTCTTTATTGCATCAAGATTTTCACCGTTAATATTTAAACTTTTATATATTTCGTCACGTTCTTTTCTTCGGCTTTCAATTAAATCTTGACTTGCTTGTTGAGCTTTATCAAGTTCTCCTAATTCTTTTTTAAGCACTTCTTCTCTATCGCTTAACTTTTTCTTTTCTTCGTCAGACATATCTCGTGTGTCTTTTGCTTGTATGTCCTGAAGTTCATATTTTTTAGCTCTTCTTTCTCTTTCAATTTCTGCGTCTTTAACAAAAGCTTGTTGAATGCCTTCGTTTGCTTCATTAAGTTGGGCCAAACCTTCTCCGCCAATTCCTGCTTGGGCATATCTCGTCTTTCTTTCGTCTTGTAATGTTTGCATATTTGTGTCGATGGCTTCAATACGAGTTCTTTTAAATGTCGCAGCAGCCTCATATTTTTGCGTTTGTTGTTGCGCCATAGCCTCAGATATAACTCTAGTTTCTCCTCTAGTAGCCTCTATACCAAAGTATTCTTTATCAATTTCTGCTTTATCTGCAACAGTTTGTCCATATTTAATTGGAAATTGTCTCCCTTCCGGTGCTTCTGGATTTTCAAGAAACTTTTCAAAATATTCATAAGCTTTCATATATCTTTCCATTAAATCTTTGTCTTTTTCTGGATTTGTAAAAGATTCGTATCCTCCAACAGCTTTTAAATCTTTTTGAATTTGAGCTTGTTGTTGCGCGTATTTAAGTGCTAATTTGTTTAATTCTGTTTGTTTTTTTGCTTCGTCTGCAATTTTATCTAATTTTGCATTTGTTTCTCTTGTGCCTTTTTCGTTATCTTTTCTTAATTTTTCTAATTCATCTTTATTAATATTTTGAGATTTTAATATTTCTTCTATTTCTCTTCCAAGAACATCAGGCGTTACAGTTTTCTCGTTAAAATCTTTTCTTAATTTTTCTATTACTGCAATTTGCGCTTCTGGCGAAATTTGAGTTCCGCCCTGTTCACGATTTGTATTCATTAATTCTTGTAGCCTATCTGTTAAAGCTTTATTTCCTTCTTCTAAAGCTTGTTCAGTTGAATTTATTCTTTCTTTTTCTATTTTTACCATCTCTTTAAGATATTCGCCTTGAGCTTGATCTTCTGCGCCTTGAAATTGTTTATTAATATCTATTCTAGATTCAAAATCTTTTTGTAGAATTTCTCTTCTATTTTCTCTTTGATTTTGGGCTCTTGCCCTATTTCGAACAAGATCATCGAGTATTGTTTTACTTAAATCTGCTATTTTGGCTTTACTTTGCGCTATAGCTTTGTTTAAAGCTCTTATTTTATCTTGCTCTTCTTTTCGTACTCTTGATAATTCTTCATTTAATTCAGTTAAATTTTTTATATCATTTGCAGAAGAAATTAATACTGCTCTTAATCCGGCAAAATCACTTTCGCTTAATTGACTTAAGGCTCCTCCAAGTTCTTCTGACATTTCGTAACTTTCCATCATTGTATTAATAAGATCTTGTTGACTTTTAGAAACAAGATCGCCTGACGCAGCTAATTTTAATAAATTATCCCTTCCAATATCTCCTGTTACATCTGCCCCTAAACGACGAGTCTCTCCCGGTTTATTTAATACATTTCGTCCCATACCAAATAACATTCTTCCTAACCCTTGAGATTCGTCTATTTTCTTCTGTAAACCAGTTGCAGCCAAGAGAGCTTTTTCTTTTTCTAATTGTTGTTGCCTAATTTGAGCAATTTTATTTTGTAGTTCTGTCGAATCTTGTATTGCTAATATCTCTGCTCTATATTTTTCTGGAAGCTCAAAAGCAATTTCTGCTAATTCTTTATTTAATTTTATAATATTTTGAGTTATCTGATCTTGGTTTCCTTCTGTATTTGCAATTGCATCATTTAATTTATTATAAGTTTCTAGATATCTTGATGTAGAGTCTGCAAATTTTTGATTCTCTTCTTTTACATTTTCTAAAGCAGCTTCTAATTCTGGAGCTTTTGATTTTAAGGTTTTAATTATGCCATTAGCAGCAATACCTATTCCTGCAATCGCACCAATAATCAAACCTGCTTTGCCGGGAATAATCCCAGCTAAAGTTGCAAAAGCAGAAGCTCCACTAGTTATTGAATTAATATAATTCTTCGCTTTAGGATTAAATTCGCCAGTAAATTGCTCTACAACTCCACCTAAAGTAGAAAAAGCAAAAGAAGCTAATAAAGCATTTTGCTGAAATTTTTCTAACGAAGATTGAGTGGTTTTTGTGTCAATATCAAGATCTAATCTCTGAAATCTTCCTCCAGCTTTGCCTAAAGCGAAATTAGGTATATGCCCTGTCCACCTCATATCTGGCATACCAGCCATTCTTGCATCACTTAATGATTTAAATCTTTTTATGCCTTCTGCAGCAGTTCCGCTTGGCTCGTCTCTTTTATTAATAACTGCTTCGCCATATGGATTTAAACGATTTTTTAATCTTCTATCTCTTACTAATTTAATTTGGCTTTTAGGAAGCTTTGTTGCAGACTGTTCTCTTTCTAAAGCTTCTTTTCTTGCTTCATCCATGTCGTCTTCAAAACTAGGAATAAAACCTCTAAATTTAGTTGGTACTTTTTTACCATATTTTTCTAAAATTTTCTTAAGTAATGATGGTTCTTTAGCTAAAACTTTACTTGGTAGTCTTCCATCTAATGCTGCTTGTTGACTAATTTTTGCTTCTACAGCTTTAATATTTTTTAATCCAAATAAATCTTCAAATCCTAGAAATGCAGAAGCGGGATCAAAATCAAATGGTGCATTAGGATCATTACTTGGAATTCGATCTATATCACTTTCTTTATATATCGCAGCTCTTACAGATTTTTCAAATAAAGATCCTTTTACATCTCCGCCTAATTTATTTACAAATGGGGCAATTGCTACATCTTTACCTAAAAGATTTCTACCAATATTTCTTGCAAACTCTGTTAGTCCTGCACCAATATTCGCTTCCAGTAAATCATCAAATTCATTTTCTGCTTCTTTTATATTTCCTTGTTTTAATGGAAACGCGCTTCTTTGTCTTAAAGATACAGATACGCCCGAGCCTCTTGGCAATACTCCTCTTAAAGACGGAATATCCGCCGCACCTTGCGAATAAGGAAGTTTATTATCTCCGCCGCCTTTTGCAATTAAAACTGCGTATTTTGAACTTACTGTAGGATCTAGTTCGTTTAGATTAATATTTACGGGAGGTTGTGTATCTTTTTGGAAGCTAGGTATAAATCCTTTTGAATATTCTTCTTTCATATCCATTTCTGCGCGAACAGCAGAAAATATATCCTTATATTCGTATAATGATTTTCTATATCTTTCTTTTTGTTTATCGTATCTATCTTTTAAATCTGAAAATTCTTCTTCTAATTTATCTTGCACAAATTGTTTACCAGAGAACTCTTCTGAAATTGCTAAAGCTGTTTTAAGTTCTCTAAGTCCTTGTATTGAATTCTTTAATGCATCTAAACGCATTTTAGAATTATTAGGATCAAATTTATTTATTGGTATATTTTTAACCGAACTTAAAGTATCAATTTGATTGACTAATTGATCTGCTGAAAGTTTCTTAGGATTTTTAAAATTAGGTATAAATCCACCATTAAAACCTAATAATTTTTGTTGTTTAGGATTTAATATCCCATATTTTTCTCCCGGATTTTTGGGTCTTGTTTCATCTGGTAAACCCATCTTTTTATATATGTCTCCGGCTGGGACTTTAATTTCTTGATCATTTACATAAACCATTTCACCATTTAAATTTGTAAGAAATGGTCTTGCTTTATTTTTTTCTGTACCAGAATAGTCTCTTGATCTTTTGATTCCCTCTAATTCTTCAGTTAAAGAATAGTTTGGAATATACCCTTCAGACCTAGTCGTTACTGGTAATCCTTTTGTTTCTCCTTTTCTAGAAACTCTTACTCCTGAACCATAAAGAGTTTTTGATAAAGTTGCTGCAATTGCTGCTTGTTGATTTAGTGC